TATGGATCCGCGCCGAGTGCGTATACGGTGAGATTACCCTGATTTGGATTCGTCGTCCCGATGCCGACGTTGCCGTTGTACCCAAAATTGAGCGCGTCGACGGTCGAGGCGACGTTATTGACTGTAAATTTGTATCCAACCTGTGAACTAGCCTGTACGTACGACGACAGGCGAAGATTATACACGGAGGAACCGTCAGTGGCGTCGAGACAGAACCCACTCGACACGCCGCCATAGTAGTTGCTTTTCACCGTGAGTACGCTCAAAGGATTCGCCGTTCCGATGCCGACGTACCCCGTCGATCTCTTCAGTCTGAACCGTTCGGTGTTATCCGTCGTAAATCTCACATCGTTATTTCCAAGTGTACCGAACCACGGTTCGTTCGCGTCGCACCCGATGACGATTTGCCTCGCTCCGTCGTCCACGCGCACCATTTCACCCACACCGCGCACGTGTAATCTATTCTGCGGATTCGTCGTCCCGACACCGACGTTACCCGCGGCGGAGATGCACATGCGTATGAAACTCGATCCCGAGAGCGCGGTGCCGTTCGCACCGCTGTCGCCCGTGTAAAAATCCAAGCGCTGACCCACGCCAGTGACGTGATTGCATCCGAGACCGGTGGCAAATCGATTGTTTATCGGATCGGTCACGTACAGGACGGGGTTTTCACCGGTTCCTTTCACGTGGAGCGAGTGCAAGGGCGTGGCGCCGACGTTCACGCCGACGCGATTGGACGTCGAGTTCACGACGAACGTGTCCGAGTCCACGGAGAGACCGCCGCTCACCGTGAGACTCCCACTCGCGTTGATCGAGGAGCAATACAGATTTTTTTGTATGCCAACGCCACCCGCGACCGTCAACGCCCCCGTCGTCTGACTCGTGGATTGCAAGACGTTACTCATGATGATCGTGTTCGAGGTCTCGTTATTCGCGTCCGTCACGGCTTGAAGTCCGTTGTACTCGTTCGCCACGATCCGAAATCCCTGCACGAAGAGTTTGTTCGACACGTACGCGTTCCCGACGATATCGAGTGCGTGCGCGGGGTCGGTCGTCCCGATCCCGACGTTGCCGTCACCAGTCACAACCATTCGTTGTACGGGTAAATCATACCCAGCCCCATTCGCAATCAGAGGGTTGGTGTATATACGAAACTGTTGTTTTACTGCGTCCGAATTCTCTGGCCAAAATCCAATCCTACCCCCGTATTTACCCGTACCCACTGTATCTGTGTTAAAAAATCCAATGGATGCATTTTTGGTCGTATTATCACCCTCATCTTTATTTATGATCGCAATCGTCGATGCGTCATCCCCTTGTTCAGATACGAACTGTGCGACGCCGATGTGTGTGTTTCCGATAAGGTGTTCATTGGTACTCGGTCCTGTTCCGTCACCATCGGGAAAAAGTAATATCGTGTTCGTCTCGGGTGTATCTCTTACGACAAGAACGCCGTTGTCGACGTGAAGCTTGCTCACCGGACTCGTCGTCCCAATGCCGACGTTGCCAGCACCAAGAATAACATGCCTACTTCCCGCATCGTTATTTATGGTAAAATTATCGTCAGTGGCGTTCGCGTAACCAACATACGCCTTTCTACCAGCACTCGTTCCATCTGGATAGTATTCCAAATATGTATGATCAGTGCCCACAAGTTGCAGACTTCCGCCATTCCCCGCGAAACGTCCCACGCCATTCACATCCAACTTCTGTGCAGGACTCGTCGTCCCGATGCCGACGTTGCCCGCGCTGATGATACGCATGTGTTCATTTTTATCACCACTTCCATCAATAGTCCCCAACTTTAGCCCAGTACCGACACTTTGCGCCAGGTACCCTTCAATGTACCCACCATAGCTAGTGCCGTTTGTTCCCAACAATTGTATAGCCGTGTTTGATTCACTTCCTACACCCCCCGGGGGAGTTTGGCACGTGAGTTTTAATAACGTTGGATTGCGCGATGCGTGATCGGCGATTTCGAGTTTGTTATCGGGACTCGTCGTCCCGATCCCGACGTCGCCGGTACCGGTGATGCGCATCTTCTCGGAATTTTTGACCCCGAACGCGATGTATTGATAATCCGCGTCGGTCGCCGCGCCGAAGACGTTCACGTATGCCGCGTTGGACACACCAGATCTCACTATAGCACCGATAAAGGAGTTGTCCAAATCGCTGTCGTTGCCGAATATTTGCAGTTGCGCCGCGCTCTTGACGTACAAATCTTGGTTTTCGTCCGTGCCCGCGGCGCCGCCGAGACGAATGTGTCCGTCGACGTGGAGCCCGGACACGCCGACGTCGGAGGACAGTGGTGCGATCCCGATCCCCGCCATGCCGGTCGTCACGAACCCGGTGGACGTGTTCGCGAATTGGACGGTGAGCGATGTGGAATTTCCGACACCGGTCACCTCTTGGAGCGAATACGCGGGCGTGATTTCGATCGTCCCGAGGGTCATTTTGTGTGCCGAGACGTTGCCTTCGACGGTCAGGACGTTACTCCCTAACTCTTCGACGTAGAGGTTCGCGCCCACGGACAAATCATGTCCGGGTGCGGTGTTGATCACGCCCACGGCACCCGTCGTCACGAGGCTGGTGACGGAATCCCTGAATTCCACCGTGTTGCTCGTGACGTTCCCGTTGATGATGATTTCTTCAAAGTTCGCGGCGATGCCATCCAACTGCGAACCATCGCCGATGAATGCTGTGGCGGTGACGTTTCCAGCGACGACGACGTTCGAATCCACCACGAGACCGGTGGTGACGTTCGAGAGCGTCACCGTGCGATCGGTGGACGAGCCGTACGTGGTCACGGATTGTAAATCGCTCACGATGTTCGACAACAACCCCCCGTCGGCGCGAATGAAATTACACTCGACGTCCCCGAAAACGTTCATGGTGACGTTGTTTGCGGAATCGATTTCCATGACCGTGTCGTTCCCACCCTTGAACGTGTGTCCGATGCGCAGCTCGCTCGTCGTCTCATCGTAATACACGGCGACGTTCGGGGTGTTTGCCTGACGAGACAGCACCAGACCGATGTTCGAGTGACCCGCGTTGTTCGCTCCGAAAGCGGTGATCGAGTCTTCGACCGTCAAACGCTTGACCTGGAGATTTCCTGGAATCTCCACGTCACCGGCGAATGACTGGATATTCGTCGTCATGTTCTACATTAGTGGGAGAAATATTTGACCGCACTTCCCGCCTCGGTGATCTCGGTCACCCCCGCGGAAGGGTGACTGGACAGGAGTTCGACGTGTATGTCGTAATCGTAATTCGTGAGCCCGGTCTGTTCGGGTTCCCAGATGATTTGCGTCGGCGTCGTCGTCACCTCGTGATTCCACGGATAGCTCGAGGCGACGCCGAATTTGTTCACCTTCCCGGCGACGATGTTGTGTGCGGACGTGCCGTTTTTGGAGCCTCCGCAACAATCGATCTGTAACGTGCTCACCTCGTCGTCGTCGTGTATGAGATGCGCGGTGATCTTCGCGCTGAACACGTTCGTGCTGAAGGTGACGCCGACGTTCGAGAACGTCATGGATCCGGTGTAGGCGTATTGTTTGCTCGCGACGGAATTTCTGTTGACCACCAATCCCTCATCGATGAACACGTTGGACGTGAAACTGAGGGTCGACCCTTCGCCGTAAAAGGCACCGGCGTGGACGTTGGACGTCGCCACCAAACCCGTGGTGGCGTTCGTGAATTGCACGACGTTGCTCGTCACGTTCCCAGTGTTCACGACTTGCGTCAACGTTTGGAGTTTCGTGAGCAGATTGGTCGGTGCGATTTTTAACATGTCGTTGTTCGTCTCGTTCACGTACACGTAATTCAAATCACCGTTCGACGTCACGACGTTGGCGTTTGGAATGTCGTTGGAACGACCGACGCCCGTCACGAACACGACCCCGTTCGTCGCCGCCTTGACACAGATCCCGATGTTCTGAATCTGGTCGACGCTGTTGATGGTCGAGTACGGCTTGACGTTCGAGATACCACCCGGAACCGTGTTACTCACGTACACGGTCTCGCCCTCTTGGAATCCAGTCGTATTCACGCCCTGTACCTTGCCGTAGGACACGGCGTAGCCCTCGGCGCCGTTCGCGATGAGATCGAGCGTGATGCCGACACTGGGCATGGTGGACGGATCATTCGATTGGGCGAGCGCGACGTTGGAGACGTTGTTGTTGTGACTGTCGTAAATGTAAATCGCTTTGCCCTTTTCGATAGCCGAGCCGGTACCGTTGAACACCCGGATGAAGTTACGATCGGTGTTGCCGTTGACCCAATCCCCACTACCGGCGTCGTATCGAAGAACTTGTTGATCGACCAAATCGCCGGTGGTGATCGTCACGTTGTTCAACTGGTTGATGTTCATGACGACGTTCGAGGTGAGGTTGGTGATGAACGCCGTCGTCGCGTTCATGAATTGGACGACGTTCGAGGTCGTGTTTCCTTCGATGATGACCGACTCCAGGTCCGTCCGTATGTTGCTCAACAACCCACCGTCGCCGTAATACACGAGCGCGTTCGCCGACCCGTTGATGTCCAAAACGTTGGAGCCGGTGACGCTGGGTCGCCCGATGGCGATCGCGTCGGCGACGACGTTCCCGTCCACCGTGAGCGTGTCCGCGTTGAAAATCAGGGTCGAGCTGTCCGTGAGTTGTTTGTCGGCACCGACGAACACCACGCGGGTCGCGGTGAGATCGGACATGACGAGGTTGTTGCTCACCGTGATGTTGCTCGAGAACGTCGGATCGAGAATGTCCGCCTTCAGATCGACGTTCGAGTTGATGAATGCGACGTTGCTCGCGATGTCCGTTCGAAGGTCCGAGACGTTACTCGTGATGTTTTGATTCAATATGGTCACGTTCGACTGGAGATCCGTTCGAAGGTCCGACACATTACTCGCGATGTTTTGGTTCAGAATGGTCACGTTACTCTGGAGATCCGTTCGAAGGATGGACACGTTCGACTGGAGATCCGATCGAAGGTCCGCCACGTTGCTCGCGATGTTTTGGTTCAATATGGTCACGTTACTCTGGAGATCCGTTCGCACGTCCGAGACGTTACTGGTGATGTTCTGGTTCAGGATGCTCACGTTCGACTGTAAGTCACCTCGCACGTCCGAGACGTTACTGGTGATGTTCTGATTGAGGACCAACACGTTACTCTGAAGATCCGTTCGCACGTCCGACACGTTGCTCGCGATGTTTTGATTGAGAATGGTCACGTTCGATTGGAGATCCGTTCGAATGTCCGACACATTACTGGTGATGTTCTGGTTCAGGATGCTCACGTTCGACTGTAAGTCACCTCGCACGTCCGAGACGTTACTGGCGATGTTCTGATTGAGGACCAACACGTTACTCTGAAGATCCGTTCGCACGTCCGACACGTTGCTCGCGATGTTTTGATTCAGAATGCTCACGTTCGACTGCAAGATCACGAGGTTTGCGACGTTTGTCAGGTACTGTCCATCACCCAGGAACATCGACGCCGCGATCGGTCCAGTGACATCGATCACGTTGGACGCGACGTCGGAGATGGCGATGTTCGCCCCGACATCTATGGAGGTGTCCACTTCGAGCGTTCCGTACACGTGCACGGACATGGCGTTCCCGGTGTCTGGAACTAAATCGGTCGACGACGGGTCGGATAACGTGTGACCGATCATGAATTCCGATTCATCGCCTCGATACCCGATGGCGACGTTCGAGCTCGGTCGGGTCATGATGATCCCCATGTCGAGCGTGTCGCTCGCGTTATTGTTCGCCAATTCGATGATGGCGTCGTTCACGATGGTGTTCTCGACGGACAATTGTACGACCGCGCCTTCGACGAGAAGGTTACCGGACACGGAGATGTCGCCGTCGACCGTCAGCGTGCTCGAATCGAAGGTCAGCGCGGCGGCGTCCGTGAGTTGTTTGTCGGCACCGACGAACACGACGCGAGTCGCCGTGAGATCGCTCACGACGAGATTATTGCTCACGGTGATGTTGCTGGAGAACGTCGGATCGAGGATGTCCGCCTTCAGGTCGACGTTGGAGTTGATGATGGACACGTTGGACGCGATATCCGTTCGAAGGTCCGACACGTTACTCGCGATGTTCTGGTTCAGGATCAACACGTTGGACTGCACGTCAGTTCGAAGGTCCGAGACGTTGCTCGCGATGTTTTGGTTGAGGACCAGCACGTTCGACTGTAAATCCGTACGAAGGATGGACACGTTCGACTGAAGATCGCTCCGAAGGTCCGAGACGTTGCTCGCGATGTTTTGGTTGAGGACCAACACGTTCGACTGTAAATCCATGCGAAGGATGGACACGTTCGACTGAAGATCGCTCCGAAGGTCCGAGACGTTGCTTGCGATGTTCTGGTTCAAGATGGTGACGTTACTCTGGAGATCGGTGCGAAGGATGGACACGTTCGACTGAAGATCGCTCCGAAGGTCCGAGACGTTGCTCGCGATGTTTTGGTTCAAGATGGTCACGTTCGACTGTAAATCCGTACGAAGGATGGACACGTTCGACTGAAGATCGCTCCGAAGGTCCGAGACGTTGCTCGCGATGTTTTGGTTGAGGACCAACACGTTCGACTGTAAATCCGTACGAAGGATGGATACGTTCGACTGAAGATCGCTCCGAAGGTCCGAGACGTTGCTCGCGATGTTTTGGTTGAGGACCAACACGTTCGACTGTAAATCCGTACGAAGGATGGACACGTTCGACTGAAGATCGCTCCGAAGGTCCGACACGTTGCTCGCGATGTTTTGGTTGAGGACCAACACGTTCGACTGTAAATCCGTTCGCACGTCCGAGACGTTACTCGCGATGTTTTGGTTGAGGACCAACACGTTGGATTGGAGATCCGTTCGCAGGTCCGACACGTTGCTCGCGATGTTTTGGTTCAAGATGGTGACGTTCGACTGGAGATCCGATCGAAGGTCCGACACGTTACTCGCGATGTTTTGGTTCAGAATGCCAACGTTACTCTGGAGATCCGTGCGGAGGATGGAGACGTTGGATTGCAGATCGCTCCGAAGGTCCGACACGTTACTGGCGATGTTCTGATTCAGAATGGTGACGTTCGACTGGAGATCCGTCCTCACGTCCGACACGTTACTGGCGATGTTCTCGTTCAGTATGGTGACGTTCGACTGGAGGTCGCTTCGAAGGTCGGACACGTTGCTCGCGATGTTCTGGTTCAGAATGCTCACGTTCGACTGGAGATCGCTTCGAAGGATGGCGACGTTACTCTGAAGATCGCTCCGAAGGTCCGACACGTTGCTCGCGATGTTTTGGTTCACGATGCCGACGTTGGACTGTAGGTCGCTTCGAAGGTCCGACACGTTACTCCCAATGTTCTGGTTCAGAATGCTCACGTTCGACTGGAGATCGCTTCGAAGGATGGACACGTTCGACTGCAGGTCACTTCGAAGGTCCGACGCGTTACTCCCGATGTTCTGGTTGAGGATCAACACGTTACTCTGGAGATCGTTTCGAAGATCCGATTCGACGATGCTCACGTTGGATTGGAGGATGACCAAGTTGGCGACGTTGGACATGAACTGTCCATCGCCGAAGTAGTACCCCCCGACCTCGACGTTGGACGTCGTGACGTTGATCCCGGTCGTGACGTTGGTGAAATAAATGGTCTGATCCGTGGTCGCACCGATCTCGGAGATCCCTTGGAGCGTTTGGGTGATGTTTGACAGCAAACCACCGTCACCGAAATAAATGGACGCCGCGACGGCGCCGTCGACGTCGATCACGTTGGATGCGAAATCGTTGATGATGACGTTCGACCCGACGTTGATGCCGTCGTCCACCTCGAGATTTCCGTACACGTGCACGTTCATGGTTTTCGTCGGGTCTGGTGTCACACCCGTGACGGAGTGCGCGAACGCCAACTCCTCGCTCGACGCTTGGTACGCCATGATGACGTTCGCCCCCGGACGTTTCATGCGAATGCCGAGATCAACCGAAGTCAACGTGTTGTTGTTTGCCAGATCGATGACCGTGTCGTTGATGATTAAATCGGTCGTGCTCACCATGGTCGTCGCCCCTCGGACGTCGAGATTTCCCATCAAGACCGTGTTCGGGGCGGTGATTTCCAGGTTCGTGCCCGTGGATTCAATCTTAGGTGTGGTGACGTTCGACGCGAATATCCCGGTGTCCGCGAGGGATCGGATGGCGATCACATCGCCGCTGTGTGTGACGAAGACGTTCTGTCCCACGGACGCGGCGTAAATGCTCGACACGGGATTCGTGTTGGCGATCCCGAGCGCGTTCGACGTGAGTATGGTCCCGTACACGTGCACGTTGAGTTCGCGCGATGCATCGGGCGTCAGGGTCACACCCAGAGGACCGTCGTTCGTGTACGCGACGATGAATTCACCGTCGGTGGTGTTGTACCCGAACGCGACGTTGGCACCCGGACCACCGCACATGGCGATGACACCGGTGTCCTGTGAGCCCGGATTCCCGATACCCAATATCGGATCCTTGACGTACACGTTTTCGGTGTCTAGATACGTCACGTTTCCGAAGACGTTGAGGTTTCCGTACACGGACGTGTTCCCGGTGAATTTGTTCGTGCCGTCGAGGTTGATGTGCGTGCCCGGTGCGATGAACGTCGTCGCCTCGACGTTTGAATCGACCTTGATGTCACCGGACGCGTGCAGGGTGTAGTCGGTGTTCGGGTCGTCGGTGCCGATGCCGACGGTGGAATCCGTCACGAACGCGACGGTCGGGGACGTGAATCGCACGGTGTCCGTGGTGACGTTTCCTTCGCTCGTCACGTGTTGCAGATCGACGTTGGAGATCCCACCGCCGTCGCCGGTGATGATGCCCGTGAACACCGGATTGTCTATGGGTGCCTTCAAGATCTCCAACGCCTCGACACGGGCGGCGTTGCTGTCGAGTTCATCTATGGTCTCGTTGAGTATGAGCACGTTCGATGTCAGATCGATTCGAAGATTGCTCGTCTCACTTTCCAGAACGGTGACTCGACCGTCGATGGCGTAGACGTCCAGACTCAGGTTTGTGATTCTGTTCGAATTCGCGATGAGATTAGATTCGACGTTCGTCAGTCGATAGTGGTTACTGGATAAGTTGTCGCTGTTCGTCGTGATTCGGAACGAGTTGTCTTGGAGCCACGTGTTCAAGAGGGAGATGCGCGCGCTGTTGTCCGCGAGATTGCTCGATAAATTCGTGATCCGAACGCTGTTGTCGTCGAGCCACGTCTCGAGATTGGAGATTCGCGTGACGTTGGACCGGTGCCACGTGTTCAGCGCGATGAGTTCCGCCGCGTTCGACGCTTGGAGGTTGTACAACAGATTGAGTCGTATGACGTTGTCGTCGTGGTACTGTTCGAGCGTCGTCAGTCTCACCGCGTTGCTCGCGTGCACGGTCTCCAAGTACCCGACCCGAAGATTGTTCGACGAGAGTGACGTTTCTAGATTCTCGACGCGCGTGACGTTGGACGTGAAATCATCCAGGTGCGCGACGTTCGTCAGGGTCGATCCCTCGCCGAAGTACGCGTTGGCGTAGACGTCTCCGACCACGTTCATGGTCAAGAGATTCGAGGAGGTCACGAGGAAACGATCGCTCGCGGTGTTGGACGTGAGTCCGACCATCAACTCGTCGCGATTTTCCAGGTAGGCGACCGTCACGTTTTCCCCGGGTCGGTTCATGATGATCCCGACGTCGTACACGTAATCCGTCGACGTGTTGTTCGCCCCTAACTCCAACAGGGGATCGGTGATCGAGATGTTATTGCTTCGCACGAAGGTCGTGTCGCCGGTCGCCACGAGATTGCCTTGGATCACCACGCCCCCGTGCACCACGAACACGTTGACGTCGTCCGCGATCGCACCGGACCCTATTTGCATTCGCGTCGCCGTCAGGGTGTTGGACACCTCCACACCCAGCGTCGTCACCGCACCGTTGGACGTGACCTCTTGCAATCCTTGGGTCTGATTCACCGGAAACGACGTGCGCACGACCTCTTTCGTCGTCGGATTGTACCCCAGAGCGATCGCCTCACCCCCCTGACCCGCGCCGTCGTCCAAACGCACGGGTGCGACGTACAACCCTGCGGTGGTGGTGTTGATGTCGTCTGACGTGGCGTTGATCACGATGGTGTCGTTTGCCTGTACATCCGGTGTGAACTTCCCGAGGCGAATCTTCTGGGATCGCTCTACGCTCGGTAAATTCTTCACCATGTGACGTCTAATGTTAAGCCCTATTTTAATTCCGTTGTGTGACGGAACTGAGACAGGGTGTTAGTTAGTTGGCGAAACGCAAACCCGCGCAGCCTTTATTGATCGTGAGCACGTTCAGGTTGAGCGCCCAGATCGTGTCCGTGAGCGGAAGGGTTTCGGACACGATGCGCAGACTCGACACCCGACTGGCGTTGAGCGAACCGGTGGGTTGGAACAGGTTGGTCGTCACGCAGAACGGATACATGAAGACGTCCGGTGAGTTGACGAAACTCGTGTGAAAGTAATGCGTCACCTCGCAAAAGTGTGGTTTCCCGTACCGGAACGGGGTCACGTCGTTGCCGTTGATTTGAATCTTGATTCGATTGTCCACGCGCTTCAACGGACTCCCCGCGCCCGTGTTCGAGCTCGCGATGAATTTGATCGGGTGGTTGAACGTCAGATCCTGAATGAGATCCCGCGAGGCGATGTTTTTTTGAATCTGATAAATCAACATGTGTCGGGTGGTGTTCGTGAGCGCCTTGCGCTCGTCGGCGTCGACGTAGTAATACTGCGAGTAACACTCGACCTGTTTCCCCTCGACGGTCGAACCCCACTTGATGTAAATCTCCACGTCTTGGAGTTGGATCCCCGTGAGCGGCAGCGCCAGGCTCGGGGTTTCACAAAAGAAGAAGCGAAGGGGGTAGAAGAAGGAGGACGACGAACTTCCGGGGTGCGGACCGAGCGCGGATCGGGACGAGTTCCCGGCGAGCATGTCCACCGCCACGGTTTCCGACCACTCGCTGTACTGGCGATCGATGACCTCGCCACCGATTCTCAACTCCGCGTACTCGATGAGCGTGCTCCAATCGTCCGAATCCAACGCTCGCGTGCCGTTGTCGATGGTGAAATACGTGTACCCCAACAGGTCACCGGACTTTTGAATCAAAATTTTCGACAGTCCACCGTTTCGCACGGCGCCTTGGATGTAATTTTTTTCAATCGATTGGGAAAAGTTTGAGTGTTTTTTCCACACCTGATTGAAGAACGAGACACCCTCGGTGCCGTCGGAGTGGATCCATTTGTCTTGTTGACCGACGGCGGTCAAGATGGCGACACCCGACGACATTTACAATACGCTCACAAATTTCTTTTCATGCAAACGAAGCGAATGACGAGGAAATTATCCCCGGTGTCCGTGGAATTTTTAATGGTGTTCCCATCTTGATCCATGATGGAGACTTGAAATCGATCGATCGATCGAACCGGATCGATGTATTGGGTCACGATCGGGTAGTTGTCCCTGAAGAGGATCAGTTGGTTCCCCCCGCCGTGCGTGGTGGCTTCGGACACGATCGAGGCGAACGCGTGTCTCACCTTGGACATCGATTGTTGCTCATCCAGAGCCTTGAACGCTCGATCGTTGAAGTAGGTGTCCAGTTCTTTGATGGACACGTAACAGTGTTCGACCGAGGCGTTGGAGTGAATGTGTGCGGCGACGAGTCGGGCTTGAACGACGTTCCGCAGCGGGGTCTGAAGATGACACGTGAACGTGTTCGCGCTGGATTGTCCGACGCTGTCCAAAGTGATGGTGTGATATTCGTATTGAAGATCTGGGGTCGAGGACTGCGGTGCAGTCACGAGAGCCATGTTATTATAGGGTGAGATAATTTAGTCGAGGATTTCGTACGTCGCGGACTTGCGAACCCACTCTTGGTCACCGCACAACCCACCCGGGACCCCGCCCCGGCTGTAGGCACCACCCCTCGGGTGCCCGGGCGTGCACTCGACGTCTTGCTTGAGATCCCAGAAACTGCCTTCGAGGTCTTGCTTGATGACGATGGGTGCGCCGACGTAGCCACTTTTGACGGCACCCAGCATGAGGATCGCGATGATCAGGACGGCGATCCACGTGAGCGCCCTGCGGTTCGTGTTGTTGAGCTTGAGCATTTGTACTATGAGGAAATATTATTTTTTTCAAAAAGTGCGTTAAAGCTCTGAGGGTATTTTCAACGAGAGTACTAGATCATGGGTGAGGAATTCGTCATCGATCGAGGTGACAATCCTTCGGTCATGAGCTTAAACGCCGACGAACAGCGACTGATGGACGAGATCGAAATCACGCGCTCGAGACCGACGCGAGTGCCAAAAAAACAAGCGCCGCCGACGCGGTACGCGAACGAGGACGACGACGACATCGACTTGGACGCGTTCATGAATCCGACGAAACAGGCGACGCAGGCGCCGCCGCCTGCTGTGGAGGAAGACCTGGCGGACGAGTACGCGAATTACTCGGACGACGACGATTACGACGAAGACGTGCCGATCCGTCGCGGATCGGCGCCGCCGCAACAACAACCGTCGGCTGGATTTTCATCCATCGACGACGAAAAGTGTGATTTACTGTCCAAGCTTCAGCGCTTGGGTCAGAAGAAGGGGGTGGTCGTGAACAAGCGTCTGAGCGTGTACACGCCGATCGAGGATTTGCGCGCGGAGTACAAACGGGTCACGTACGGGATCGAGATTGAACAGTCGGTGAAATTCAGCAGACGGGCGCTCGTCGCGTGCGTCACGGGTTTGGAGTGGTTGAACAAGAAATACGACCCCCTGTCGCTCGAACTCACGGGATGGTCCGAGAGCATCATGGAATCCCTGGACGATTACGATCCGGTTCTGGAGGAGTTGGCGGTGAAGTACAAAAACTCGATGCAAATGGCGCCCGAGGTGAAGCTCATCATGATGCTCGCCGGTTCGGGGTTCGCGTTCCATCTCAGCAACAGCATGTTCAAGGCGCTCCCGAACATGACTGACGTGCTGAAACAAAACCCAGAATTGGTCGGACAAATGTTCTCCGCGGTGCAGAAGACGCAAGCCGCGGGGGGTGCGCCGCCACAGGGCGGGAGCGCGTACGAGATGAAAGGTCCGCAGATGGGAATCCCAGGACTGGACTTATCGTCCCTGATGGGTGGCATGAGCATGCCCCCACCGATGCCGATGTCCACGACGGTCGATCCCAGACCCGAACCCGAGGAGGATGAAATTTCAGACATCGTGTCGGAGGGGGGTGACGAGGAAGGCGACGTCAAGGAAGTGGAGCTCCCCAAGTCGGCGCCGAAGAAGCGTGGCAGAAAGAAGAAGAATGAAATTAATCTCTAAAGGTAGTATTATATGGTATCCTTCTGTCCACTCGACGAGGAGGACGAGCCTGTCGTCAGGCGAGTTCCAGTCGTCCGACCTCAGCCGAAGAAGAAGCCTGAGGCACCGACCCGGGTGAGCGTCGGACGAGAGGAGAGTGAATGCAATTTCGCCGTGCTCTTCTTCATCGTCGCCAGCATCGCCCTCATGCTGACGGATCAAGTCAAATAAACTACTTCACCCTGAATCGAACTCCCGATCGATTCACGATTTAGTACGAATAGCTCTGCACGGTTTTAGGATTAGAATTGTCGTATTGGACACTCACGAGTTTTCCACTGGACACGCTCGAGTAGAGTTTCACGTGTATGTCGTACGTGTACTGTCTCGTCGACAGAATGTTCGCGGGCGCGAATCGAACCTTGGTCGCGGTGGTCGTGATCGTGGAGCTCCACGGGTACGGGTTCGCGGCACCACCGAAAATGTTCTTCGTCCCCACGGCGATCGGGATGGACGATTGATTCCCAGACCCGTTTCCTCCCGTGACTTCCAAGACCATCGTGTTGATGTAATCCCTGTTCGACGTCGACACTTCCCGAAGCATGCACTTGATCTTGGCGTAGAAACTGCCGTTCCCGAAATTCAGGATGACGTCCTTCGCGATACCCGACCCGATCGTGAAGGTCGTCGAGTACCGTTTACACGCGACGTTATCGCCCTCCGTGATCGATCCACCGACCACGTGGAGCGCGGTGAGGGGTGTCGCGATGCCGACGCCGATGGCGTTCCCTAACTCAATCTTCCCACCGAACGAAATGTCCGTGCTCACCGTGAGCGATCCCTGGACGATGACGTTCGCCCCCACGGGTTGCATGTATAAATCCCCGTCGGTCCCGGAATATATGTTCGACAGACCACCCGTGGTGACCATCTGTATGAGCGCGTTCCCGCTCGCGCGTTCGATGCGCGCGTCGCCGCCGTACACGGTGAGCTTCGACGACGGTGACGCCGTGCCCACGCCAACCCGACCGCCCGTGATCCAGAGGGTGTCGGTCTCGACGCCCCCGTCGATCGACCCCAACATCATCCCGGTATTCGCGCCGACGTTTCTGTATCCTCGGACGTACGCCCCGTACCCGTCCTCGGTGATGAGTTGCATCCCCGTCCTTTTCAATCCCGCGCTCGAGGGGGATTCGATGCGCAAGACGTCGATGTCCGACGTCACGCCCGTGTACACGTGGACGTTCGCGATGGGTATGGACGTCCCGAACCCCACGAGTGCTTTATCCGTGACGCGCATCGCCTCGTCACCGCCACCGGCGACGAGCATGAAATCAAAATCGTTGTTGTTCACGATTTGATTCAACGACGCCAAGTCGTCGGACAAAACGTACATGTCCCCGCCGCACGACAGGCGACCGTTACTCACGCTCGAGTGCGTCACGCGAATTTCCCCTTGGACGTACAGAGACGTCTCGTCGTCGGCGTCGTCTTCGTCGTTTTCATCGACGTTGATGAGCACGCGACCGCCGTTATCACCGCTCCCCGAAACGCTCAACACGGGCACGGTGTTGAACGTGCCGTACGGATCGTCTTCGACGATGGAGTTGAACGTCGTCTGGTCCGTGATGGTCTGCCTGTAACACTCGAACAGGTGACGACCCGCCACGTGACGGATGTGATCGGCGGTGTCGTTTCCTTTGAACAACAACAGCTCCGATCGCCCGGACGTGTTGTACAGGCGCTCCTGCAAAAACGTGTGCGGGAACGGGTAGGATTGGTTCTGAATGTCTTCGAGACCGCTTCCGGGCGTGCCCACGCCCGCGAATTCCACGATGTTCTTCAGCTTGATGTCCCCATCGACCGTGAATTCTCGCGACGCGACGTCGGTGCCTATGCCGACGTTACTCGTGATCCCGTCGATGAAGAATGCGGTCGCCTCGACGTTCGACACCGAGTACACGTTGTTCGTGATTCTGAAATTTTTGTGTCGCTCGAGGACGTTGGACGTGTTTTCCGCACCGATCGACCATCCGCCGTACGAGGACGCCCCGTTCCAAATGCTGTAACTCGTGAACGCGTCGCCCGAATCTTCGCGCACTTGGACCGTGATGATGGCGTCCTCGGACACGTCCTGATCGACTGGGTTGAACACCAACAGACCGTTTCCGATGTGGTTACGATTCCCAGACGTTCGAATGTCCACCTTGGACAAAGGCGTGTGCGTGCCGAACCCGACCTTGTTATCACCGCGCAGGGTCATGATGTTTCGACTGTCGTACGCCCCGTCGGCGAGATTGATGTCCATGCGCGTGCGCGAGTTGTTCCCCGCGCCACCGTTGGCGTACCGACCCAATTGAAATTCCGCCTTGGACCCGAAAATCGTTCCGAACCCCTGCCGACACAGATTGAGCGCGGTGCGCATCACGTCGTCTTGACTCGTCGCGGATGGGTTCGTCACCGTGAGCGCGGCTTCCCCGTGTACGAAATTGTTTCGCAGGACGACTTGAGGGTTGATGAACGCCGATCCGTTGGTCTGGAACAGCGCCTCGGGTGCGGTCGAGCCGACGCCCACTCGACCGGTGTCGGTGATGGTCACGCGCGGTGCGCCGATCGTCGCACCGCTCGTGACGCTGAAATTCAATCCCTGACCACTGCCGACCCGACTCTGAATGTGTCCTTGACCGGTGAGGAGATCGGAATAGATCCTCGTCGATGACGATCCGCTCGTGAACTGTTGCCCAGCGATGAACGCGTTCGATCCGGTCACGAGCACGTTACCACCACCGACGGTCACTTTTTCAACGGGTGCGGTGTTGGCGAAGCCGATGTTCCCCGAGGAGGTTATCACCGCGCGTTCGGTGTTTTTGGTCTTGAAGACAATCTTTTGCGTCGCGGCGTCGGTGTTGCTCCCCTTGACCTCGATCGAGCTCACGTTCGACGCGAACGGTCCGGATTTCATGACGAGATCCGTGTACGACGCGTCGGTGCCGAAATCGTTCGCGTGAATGATAATCTGACCGGTGGACACGATGCTCGAGTTGGAATTCGCGTCGACGCCCTTGGTGCCACCGAGTCGAACGTTTCCGTCGATGTGTGCGCGCTCATCGCTCGTGTATCGACCAACCGCGAGATTGCTCATGACGGACATGCGCGTGGACACGGTGTTCCCGTGACAGTGAACCACGTTCGCCCCGACTTCGTTCACGTGAAGATTACTCCCGACGCACAGGGTGTGTTGGGGATTCGTGTTCGCGATGCCCACGCGCGTACCGGCGATGAGCACGTCCGTCACCGTCGTCCCGGTGATGGTGATGACGTTATCGGCGACGTCGTCGATGACGATGTTTGAACCGAGTTCCAACGTGTTCTCAATCACCAAATTCGTCACGTAGGCGTTTCCTTGGACGTGTAATTTCTCAGCCGCGGTGTCGTGTGCCCAGATGTTGCTTCCGACCGCGAAATTGTGGTTGGGTGCGGTGTTCGCCGCGGCTAAAACGTTCGACGTGTACAGTCGACCGATGCAGTACACGTTGATTTCCTCGGACGTCGGGATGATGTCCACGTCCAACGCACTGCGCTGCGTCCGTCCCATGACGAGACGCGGTGGATCCGACCCGACGCTGTCGTGAATGTACCCAACCATCACGTTACTTTCACCCGTCTGATGGTAAATCAAGGACGTATCGGATCCACTCGAAGCACCGAAACCCATCTCGATCACGGCGTCCGTGATGGCTTGATTCTGTGCGACGCTGTACACGACGGAGGATAAATCCGTGATGACGACGTTCCCGTTCACCACCAAATTCCCCGTGAGCGTGAATTCGTTCGACACCGTCACGACGTTCCCGTACAACTGCATGACCGGATCACCGGTGTCGTTCAGAAGAATGTTTGAACCGAATGAAAGACCGTCGGTGGCTGTAATTTTTTGCACGATCACGTTCCCCTGGACGTCCAGCGCGGTCTCGCCGTCGGCGTCGAACGTGATGGCGTTCGTGGATCCGTCCGCGCCCACGATCAATCTGTGAAACGAGGTCAGGTTTTGCGCCACGATGTTCCCGTTCGCGACCAAGAGGTTGGTGGCTCCGGGCACGGTGTCGATGAAAAATTCGTTATTCGCGCCGACGTCGAACGCGTGGGTCGGGTTGCTCGTCTCCACACCCAACTGCGATCCGACGAATGTTCTGTTGAAAAATGCCGCTCTGTCGGGTACGGTCAACACGACGTCCTTGTCGTCGTCCATGTAAAGCGTCGGCGTGGGGACGCCCATCTCGAACGTGTGCACCGGATCGAGCACACCCGCGAGACCGATGTTCGCCGACAAAACATTTGACGCTTCCAAGTCGCCGCAGATGATGTTGTCCACGTTCTGTCCCGCCTCCACGTTCTGAGGATCGAGACGGGAGATGAACACCTGCGAAAACTTACCGACGGAACCGACGAAAGGCATGTGTCACTACTAGTACCTACGAAGAAAATCGCAACCCACAAACGCCGTCCTTGATGGTGAGGACGTTCCACGACACCGCCATGACGGTGAGGGCTTGGTTGGACGGACGATTGACCCCCTTTTCCACGCCTCGCAGGACGAGCTTCGCCGAATCGAGTCTGCTGAAATTCAGCGACCCGCTGCTTTTGTATTGTTCTGGGTGAAGTGCGAAGTGATAACTGAAATATCTCGTGTAGAACGGACAGTCGTTGTCCTCGTCGAATTGGATGATCCCGTACGGACAGTTGTAATACGTCTGCACCGTGTGAAAGTACATGGGACTCATCTTCTCCACCAGCGGTTCGCCGTTGATGACGATGTCGGCGTTCAGAAACGTGAATCGATCGTTCTCCTCGTCGCTCGACAGGGCGTTGTACCCGAAGAATAAACTGCGCACCGGGTGATTGAGAAAGGACATGTCCACGGTGTTGTTCCCACCGATCTCGTTCACGTTGTTCGTCACCGTGTCGAGGACGTCGGAGGATAACGATTGAACTTGGGTGATGACCAAATCCATCTGACGCGACACCAAGCTCTGACGCTCGTCCGTGTCGAGGAAGATCGCGTTACAGTAACATCGCGCCTTGCGTTCGTCCGCGGTGAGCGTGGACACGTACGCCAAGTCCAAGTTGACTCGAATCTCCACCTCGTGAAATTGCATCGCCACGAGGGGTAAAAACCCACCGTACATGCCTCCGCAAAAGAAGAAGTGCAGCGGGACGAAACCCTTGGTCGTCGTCGACACCGGACCGTTCATCTCTTGCGATCGCGCCCACGTCGGGGCGAGGTAAATTTGCCAGATGTCCGTCATGTACTCGTACGCGTGACTGTCCACCTTGACACCGCCGATGTAGAGATCGATCGTCGACCCCTTGAAGAATTTCGTCGCGATGTCGGTGCCCTCGAACCACACGGCGTTGACGAGATCGCCGACCATCGGGATCTTGATGCTCGTGTCGTACTGCGTGATGTCCTTGAGGTGCTTCGGGGTTTGGGCGAAATTCGTGTGCCTCGAAAATTTCGATCGGAAAGGACTGTGTGCCAAATCATCGGAAAGCAAGTACGTGTCTTGAATACCCTTACTCGCGAGACTGATGATCGACATCTCTTCTACTACAAAACTAGAAATTAAATGCAAAGCCTCGCGGCGCGTCCACCACCGCGGCTGTCGTCGAGGACGACTGTTTCGTTCCGTGAATCCTGAACCCCCCGGCTCGATACACCTTCATGCGTTTGTAAAACATGGACACTAACATGCTCCAATCGTCCCTGACGTCGTAGATGTGCGGTGGATTTTTCTTCCCTTTGGTCTCTCGCATGATCCGACCGATCGATTGCGTGATGTCGGATTTCGGGGACGCCAGGAGCACGGTGTCGAGGGCGGGTATGTCCAACCCCTCGTGCGCCTGGGCGAACGTCGCGAAGATGATTTTCCGTTCACTCGACGCCTCGAGGTCGCGTTGTTTCATCCCACCCATGTACAACCCCGAGGTGTTCGGGAACGCTTGGTGCAGGTGCTCGCAGTGCCATCGCCTGTCGGTGAGCACGAGCAATCGACGCGTGCCCTCGGACGCGCGCTTGATCCACTTTATTAAAAATGCGTTTCGATCCCTCAACTCCACGAGCATGGTGATCATGTTCGCCAGACACACCTTCCCTTGTCGAGTCAGTGGTGGACCGTCTTTGTACATCTCGTGTTCGAACGGGAGCGTGAACACCTCGACGTTCTCTTGATTTTTTCGCTCGACTTGAAAAAAACACGGACCCATGAAAAACTCCATGACTTTTCGAAGTCCATCCTTTCTGTCGGGTGTGGCGGACAACCCGAACAAGTGTCGGGGATTGAGTTTGAACAACGCCCGGCTGAACGATCGCGCGCAGATGTGATGACACTCGTCCACGATGCACGTTCCGATCGAGGCGAAATTTTCGGTCGAGTACTCTTTCTGGCTCAGACTCTGTAACATGGCGATGACGAAGTCCGCCTCGACGTCGAGCTTCGGACCTTGCACGACGCCGATGGTCGCCCCGGGGCAAAACTGTGCGATGCGTTCGCGCCACTGATCGGCGAGAAAGCTTTTGTGTACCACGATCATGGTCCTGTACCCGAGTCGCGCGGCTATCGCCAGCGCGCACGTCGTCTTGCCGTAGCCGCATGGGAGGCTGAGGAGTCCAGAAGAAGCTTTAACAGCCGCATCAACAGCGGCGTTCTGATGGGTTGCGTCTCGAAGGACGCCCGTGAACTCGATGGCGCATTTTCTGGGCGCGATTCTTTTGTCTTCATCGGGGGGTCCGAATTTACTTTGCGCGTAAAACCTGGGGACACACATCCCCCCGGTCTTTTTCGCGTGACGAAAAACCTTGAAAGGTGGCGCTGGAAATCCTCCATAATCTTTGTTGTCCGTGATGGGACGTACTGTGAGTTCTTTTTTAATTTCACCGAATGGTGCGTCGTAGACTAAACACCCGCTCGCCGTCAACACCGTTCGAACCATTCACATTAGTGTGTCCAATCTTTTAAATTTCAATTTTCACGGACCACTGATATCGTCGCGCGTCCGTCGTCGTCCTCACAATCCGACGCACACATGTCAACCCTTCGAACGTTACTCACCGAGGCTGTGTCCAGCGCGACCAAGTTCACGAGCGAGGACGTCGCGGTTCTTCAGCAGTATTTCCGCTCCGCCAAGACGGAGAAATCGTTTTCGTTCGAATGGCTCGACAGACTCGAGAAGGGTGGACTCACGCGCGAGGAAGTCCTCTCCGTGATACACGGCGAGGCGGCGCCCATCCAGTTCCACTTCGACGTCGACGAGACGACGACGCCGAAGAAACAAAAACCTCCCACTCGAAAAACGAGGAAACAACCGGTGATGCCGTCACCGTCGCGTCCGGTGAACACCACCCCGAGGACGACACCGACCGGGGGCGTGAGCGCCTTCACCCCGCCGCCGAAAAAACCTCGATCGTCGAAGCATGAGAAAGAGGAAAACTACTCTTCATCGGACGACGAAGATTACGACGAATAATAATATTAAAGAAAACTCACCACTATAACTCACAACCACCAACCATGCCGACCGTGAACGTTGATGAAAACATCAAGAAGATCATCGAAGCCATCAATGGTTTGACGGCGGAAATTTACCGTCTCGAGGGGTCTCTTCGCGTCTTCAAAGAGTTCGAATCGAAGGGGCTCAAGGAAGTCGATTTGCCGGACGCGCCGGAGACGACACCGGGCGATGAATCCATCGTTCTGAAGAATCCGGACTTGGTCACGGAATCGGAAGCGTCGACGTAAATTTTCGGTGCATCCAGGACGGCGCTCGGTCGAGCTTCGACCACCCTACAGTGGCTGATTCCTACGTAGGGTGGTGGAACAAGTGCGGGTTTGCACGGCAAAATCTTGTCATAGGATTATTTAATGATTGAACTCAAGCGATTGAAAAACCATTGGGAAGAAATCCGCGATGAGTACAAAAAACTACCCATGAATTTTATAGTGGATGAACCGAGACCAGAGGGGGAGTGGGACGGGTCACCAATCCTACAGAAGATTGCTGAGCGGTACTCGAGTGGTCAGTGTGGATGGGTGAAGGGGGGTCAGGAGCACGTGGCGGAAACGTGGTTGACTTTCCCACTCATATGGCAGGGGCAACCCCTGTTGGGTAACTGTCAGAGATGTCCCAAGACATTTGGTATGTTGTCCCAGATCAAGGGTATCCACGTGGCTGGCTTTTCCCTCATGAAACCCGGTGTTAAACTATTCGAGCACACTGATAACGTCGGTGATGGTTACAAGTTCACGTACCATCTCGGCTTAGAGTGTGTACCCGACAGTTCCTTCCTCCATCACAGCGTGCTTGGTACCATTGACGAGAGGGATGGTAAACACATTGTCATGAACGCGAAGCAAGACCACTGGGCGGAAAACACATCCGATAAAGATAGGGTGATTTTATATGTAGAGATTTATGATAAGTAATTTTGATGTTTTTCTTTTCTCACGGTACTACAACACATGTCGTCTTGTCCCTACGATCAGGGTGAGTGTGGATTCATTTACAAGGTCAAGTCCGTGGAGCGCGTCGTCGATGGCGACACGATGGACGTCGTCTTAGATTTGGGCTTCGACACCCTGACAAAACAACGAGTGCGTCTGTTGGGCATCGACACCCCGGAATCTCGCACCAGGGATGAGATCGAGAAGAAATTCGGACTGTTGTCGAAGAAAGTTTTGAAGGATTTCGTCGACAAGTGCAAGCACGCGAAGACCGCGTGGTTGGAGTTGCGATGTAAGGAGCGCGACAGTCGCGGTAAATTCGGTCGGGTATTGGCGGAGGTCTGGTACGTCGACGGCGACACCAAAGTCAACATTAACAAACACATGTGCGACGAAGGATACGCCGTGCCGTACGTCGGACAAAACAAAAAAGACGTCGAAGCTTTGCACTTAGAAAATAGGGAAAAGGTGAAACATATGCTCGAGTGAAGGAACATGAAAGTCATCTTCGCATTACCGGGCAGCACGTTTTCCGGGGATTTTCTGAAAAATTGGTCGGACACGATCGTGTACCTGACCGCGCGCGGGTACGAGATCTCGATGATTAACGCGCAGAGCTCGTTCGTGTCTTTTTGTCGAATGAAGACGTTGGGTCTGAGCGTGCTCCGCGGACGGGATCAGCTCCCGTTCAACGGTCTGGAATTCGACGTGTGGATGACGATCGATTCCGACGTCATCTTCACGCCCCACCAAGTGGAAACCATGCTCGAGAACACGAAGAAATACCCGATCGTGTGCGGACCGTACGTCATGCAAGACAACGTGCACTTGGCGATGGTCAAGGAATGGGACATGGAAAAGATGGGCAAAGACGGCAACTTTCAATTCATGCGTAAGGACGACTTGCGCGCGTTCTCCGAGCGTTACGTGAAAGTGGCGTACGCGGGGATGGGGTTTTTCGCGATGCGTCGGGAGGTGTTTCACAGTCCGAAATTAACCTATCCATATTTTCATCGACCCCTCATTGAGTTCACGTCAGATAAGGGTATTCAGTGTCAAGATATGACATCTGAGGACGTCGCGTTTTGCTTAAATCTATCCGACGCCGGGTTCGAGGTCGTGGTCGACACGGAGACCAGGGTCGGGCACTTGAAGCCGGTCGTCCTCACTTGCTGACGCCGCCGCACCACATGGACGTTCCCGTGTGTCGCGCGTGCGTGACGTACACGGACGCGCTGCGCGCCGACCACCCCACCTGTCTTGAATCACACCTCGGCGCGTGTATCTTGAAACCCTTCGAACTCATGTTTCAAGCCCTACACGCGCCAAAGTGTTTGGTATATTTACACAGTGAACATGTTTTTACAGGACTATCGAAGATTAATTACGAGCTTCGTATACGTCACGCCGCCGCCACATGACCCCGTAGTCGTTGGTGCCTGACATGTCGGAGTTGTCCGCACCCTTGGCGTCGTTGTACTTACACTTCACGAAGGCGATCCCACCGAAGTGGACGCGTTCGTCGCTTCCGTGCGTTCCGACCATCACCCGCGTCGGATGGGCTCGAAGGTAGTCCACCGCGGCGTTCATGTAAGCCCCAGGTCCCGTGGGATAAAGACAGTCGAGTCCGTAGTGATCTCTTTCGACGTTCCACAGTATGAGATCAATCATTTTTTTTGAAATAGCGTGCCCTGGCACCGACCCGATGAACGCGGTGTACAAACACATCTGGTTCGGTGGACAATCGGTGCTGGTGTAGTATTCTTTGATGCCATTGTCATAAAACACATCGAGCGATTGTAAACACACCTGTCGGAGATCGCTGTACCACCCACCCTCTTTATACATGAGGAGGTGGCGCATGAGATCACACTTGTACGAGTAAGGTTTCAGACGCGTGTACGCCTCGAGCACGCGCTCGTCGAAATTGTCTTTGATGTATCGCACGCAATCGTCACCCGAGTACATCTTGATTTTAAATCCCGGATTCTTCCGGTACCACGTCTCGAGGGCGGTCTTTAACCCATCGGGAAACTTTGGCATGTCCCCATCGTCGACGATGCATATCTTATGAATGACCTTTGGAATCATGTGACTTAAACAACTCGATAGTTTTTAACTCACATCATGACGGTCGTCGATTGTTTCACGTTTTACAACGAGCTCGAACTTCTTCGAAAGAGGTTGACGTACCTGTCGCCGAAGGTTGATAAATTCGTGCTCGTGGAATCGACGAAGACGTTTCGTGGGAACGACAAGCCGTTGTTTTTTCAAGACCACAAGGATGATTTTTCGGAGTGGGTGGATAAGATCGTCCACGTGGTCGTGGAAGACAATCCAGACGGGGACGATCCTTGGGCGCGCGAGAAGCATCAACGCAATTGCATCACCCGCGGTCTCGATCGACTCGACCTCGAACCCGACGATTTCGTCATGATCGGCGACGTGGACGAAATTCCAAACATCGAGTGGGTCGGGGTCATGCCCGAGGGCGCCGTGGTCGTCACCGCGCACATGTACGCGTTCGAGTACGGTCTCAAGTGGACGCAAGTCGTCGAGCCGTGGTTCGGCACCGTCATGACCAGATACAAACTCTTCTCCGACGGCGAACACGTCGTGCCACAATTTTTCCGAGACAAGCGTTGGCACTTTCCCTACGCGCAACACGCCGGGTGGCACTTTTCGAGTTTCGGATCGACCGATCACGTGTTCAACAAAATCAACAACTTCAGTCACTGTCACGACGAGAGCGTGGCGCCGGTGACGAAGGAACAATTCGCCGATCACTACGAGAACGGACGCTCGACCGATGGACGGTTTCATCACCAGCCCACACCCGAGAGCGTCATCGAAAAAATGCCTGATGTGTTAAAGACCTGGGGCGAGTACTGAGGAAGAATGAGAGTCCTCGTGTTGGGTTCGAGAGGGATCGTCGGCAAGGGTGTGGTGCGTGCCCTCGACGCGGCTGGACACGAGGTCGTGGAGTGGGACATCAAGATTGATCGCATGCACGATCTCCGACGCGAGGAGTGCGTGCCGTACCTCACGCGAATCGTCAACGCGTGTGATTTCACATTCTTCTTGGCGTACGACGTGGGAGGGGCGAAATATCTGACGAAACCATCGACGGAATTTTTAGACAACAACGCGCAAATCATGACCAACACGTTTCGCGCCTTGTCCGGTACTACCCAGTTCGCCTTCGCGTCTACGCAGATGTGGAACATGGATCATCCGTACGGCACGCTGAAACACTTGGGCGAGCATTACACCCGACTCCTCGGCGGAGTTTCCGTGCGATTGTGGAACGTGTACGGACACGAGGAGGTGTCGGAGAAATCGCACGTCATCGCCGATTTCATCGACAAGTTCAAACGCAAAGGGAAGATTGAACTCTTGACGAACGGACAGGAGGTTCGACAGTTCTTGCACGCGGACGATTGCGGACGGTGTCTCGTGGCGCTCGCGGAACATTTTAAAGAGATTTCCAAGACACGGCGACACGTGGACGTGAGTTCGTTCGAGTGGATTAAGATTCTCGACTTGGCGCGCATGATTACGCCACACAGTCTCGTGACGAGTTTCAACGATCCCACGCACACGCTTCGCGACGACCCGGATGATTTCGTGCTCAAATATTGGAAACCACACATCACGTTAAAGGAAGGGATCGAGAGGATGATAGATGAATACGATCGTCGACAAGACGCTTCACGGTGATGGCGACAGCGATCGTCACCTCACGACGCTTTTCGGGATGATTCTCGGACAGCGCCCGAAGCGCATCCTCGAGTTGGGCGTGCGCGGTGGGAGCACGACCCTTCCACTCTTACTGGCGGCGAAGGCGGTCGGGGCGAAGCTCGTGAGCGTGGACATCGAACCGACGAAATTCATTGAGATGTGTCCGGAGGACTTGCGACCGCACTGGGAGTTCGTGCAAATGGACGCGTTGAAATATTTGGAGCAACTGGATAAATCAATCGTCCAGGATTTCGTGTACGTGGACGATTGGCACGCCTACCCACACGTGGCGAAGGAGTTGGCGCTGTTGGATCAGTGCGTGTCGCCCTCGAGCGTCGTCGTGTTACACGACTGCATGTACGGCACGACACCGTTCTATCACAGTGATCTCACGCCGAACGCGGGCGCGCAGTGGTTGGGCGGTGGACCGTACCGCGCGGTCGCCGAATTGAACCCACAGTTCTGGGAGTTCGCGACGTTGCCGTGGAACAACGGGTTGACGATTTTACGCAAAAAGTATTCGAGTAGATATCACAAAGTTTAATTAATTCCATACGAAGTGTATTTCACAGTTCCCATACACAGCCGCCGTGTAGCCAAACGTCGAGAACCCGACCAAGTCTTTGGGTGACCCGGCGGTGACGCACACCGTCGTGCACTGCGCGAGGAGGAACCAGTCCACGTACGCGTGCGTGGCGTCCTTGACGTCCTTGAATTCTTTCGACGCGATCACGATCTCGGGAACGTCGTACGTTCGAATCTTCGTCGGGTATTTTTCGGTGAGGTGCTTCTTCAGTTCCAGACTGTCACTCGCGAGGAAGATGGGTTCGTCCACGCGTTCGATGATGTCGATGAATTTTTGGAGTCCGTCGTCGCTACACATGTGCATGGGCACCTTCTTCTCGATGTCCTCGGCGTTGCCGACGTGTTTGGAGTCCGACCCATAGGCGGCTCGGCGTATGTGCATGCCCAGCCGACACCCGTGCACGTTCGCGTCGACCAACTCTTTCACGCGGGGCGGTGGTCGAACGAAATCCCGTATCAATGGGTGGACGTGTTTCATCGTGAATGGGTTCAAGAAAATTTGACCACCGTACGTTCGTTCTCGCGGATCGTCGTCGTCGACTGTGAATCCTTCGACGCACTCGATTGGTTCCGGTAACACCAGTTCCTGATTCGGGTGTTGATATGTAAAGTCCGCCAACATGATGAGGACGTTCCCGAACCCCTGGTTCGCACAGGCGTCGAGATCGAATTTCATCTACTACTAGAATGACGTGCCAAAAAAAATGTGTGAATATTACACAGAAGGAACCGAACCATGGGTTCGACGAAACCTAAACTACCCCCGGGTGTCCAGATGCCCGTCGTCACGCCCGCGATGAAGCAGGCGCTGAACAACGCGAAGAAGATCGCGTCCGGAAAGGCGACGTTGGAGATGTCTTACGGTGCCGTCGGCATGGTGTGCTTGATGGCGTTCGCGTACATGGTGATTTCGAGCATCGGCATCGACACGTACACGAAGTGCGACACCGTCAAGGGACAGAAAACGTACGACAACTTGTATAAATTTTTGAGTCACACGTTGACGATCGCGCTCACGATCCCATTCACCCTGTTCCTCAGTCGCATGTTCAAGAGTGATTTGGGTCTCTGGATGACCTTCTTCGGTCTCATGGGTGTGGTCGGCGCGTCCATGGTCGTGTCTCTCACGAATAAGTGCAAAAACTCGAAGAAGAGTAATCGTCAATTTTCGTATTTCGCCCTCCCGATGTTCATCTTGAGTTTACTCGCGGGTGGGTATTTGATCACGAAGAAGCCGAAGGTCGTCGTCGCCGTGCCCGCCGCCGTGCCCGTCGCCTAATCATTTTTTTCACACACACCAAGTAAAGGGATGACCATAGCCGAGTCCACGTACGTGCTGTGCTGTCTGTTCGCCCACGCCCTACGACGCACGGGGCGGATGAGCTTTGAAGAAAAAATCAAAATCCTTCAGGTCATCTGTCACCTCGCCACAAATCCCCATACTGGCGTCGTTCTCGATCGCGATGGTACACCGCGGTTATCAGGTACAATTGCAGGAGAAATGCTGCTCCGGAATACAGCGCCGACGCGTTCGCGCCTTGCCTCGCCTGATACACCAACCACATGAGAGACGCGAGGACGCCCAAGTACAGGTCGGGTAAATCCGCCACCGTGTGCTCCTTTCTCAGACTGTCGAACATTTGGTACACGCCGATGCCCACACCGCCGATCACGAGCACTCGATCCATGCTCGCAAATATAATGTCTGTTAAGAATATAAAATGAAGCTCGAAGAGATCCTCGAACGATTTTCCCAGACCGGACCGGAGGCGAAGAAGATCACGGAAACCGTCGACAGGATTCGCAAGGTGTACGTCTCCGATGGATTGACGAAGGAAGACGTTCCAGGTATCCTCGCCGAACTCATGCGATTGTCGTCGACGCTCAAGAAGGGCGCCGCGGGACTGGACGGTCCGCAGAAGAAGAAGCTCGTGACGCAATTGCTCTTCTTCCTCATCGAGGAGATCGACTGCGGGGACGTGGACAGCGAACGGGAGATCGTCTTGAAGAACATGGTCGGTCCGATGATCGACGGCATGGCGACGTTGCTCAAGGTTAAAAACATGTGTTCATGCTTTGGTAAATGAGTTTCCCAACTCTGGAGAAGATGGTCGAATTCGGTGTCTTTACAATTTCACAACTGATCAAGTTTTCTAATAATGAATTATCGCCGAGGAAAATTCGCCCACTCCACGAATGCGACACGTGTGCGTTCGTCTACGAAGGCGTGTCGTGTAACAATTGTCAAGCCGGCTTGATGATGAGACCGAGCGCCGATCCGAGATCGGTGTGAGATCTCGGCAACGGCTTCGACCGCTTTAATTTCAACTTCGGTGTCAACGATTCATTCTGGACGTTCGTATCCTTTATTTCCTCCAACTTTTTGTCGTTGGTGGCAATAGACGACACGGACACGGTCTTCACCCCCTTCTCCACGATCTCTTCCGTGGGTACCTCGTTCACCACGGGCTTCGACGCATCGCACACTAAGCCCTCGCGAAACTCGTCGATGGTCATGTGACCCCCGAACACCTTGAGTAAGTACCGAGTCGGCGCTTTCTCGATGGGTGAGAACTCGTCGTACATTCTCTTTCGCATGAGCAGAATGTTCGAACATATGGTCCCACCCCTGTGCACGCCGTACTTTTCCAACGCGAAACTTTTCATGCACGACCACGAGCAAAAATTCCCGGTCGTCTGGAATGTCTTCTTCGACGCGTCGTACGCGTAGGGCATCTCCAGACGCTGGGTGTTGAAATCGTGACAACACCACCAACAGTACATTCTTGTATGAAACTCAGAAATGTTCTTTAAATATTAATATTTGCCGGGTTCAGTTCCGAAGTCCATGTATTCCCCGTGTACACACCTGGTTTCACGGTATCTTTGCCGGGTCCGTCATACCCCATGCGGTCTAAGATGTAACAACCCGCATTACGATCCATGCACCAATTCGGTAAAAGACTCTCCACACCTTTAGCGTAGTACTGATATTTTTTAGCTTGATCACCGTTATCGGACCACACGTTATCGTCTGGCTTGTGTGTACCAAATCTCGTGCTCTGACATCCCCACACTTCACACGTTTTCCTACAATTGACCTGTGCGTGGGGATTCGTGTCACATTCACCCTTCGCTTTTCGCTCTTCACAGTCCGTGTACTTGTCGATGCAAAATGTAGCGGCATCCGACGCCTTGCACGTCTTCGGGGTATAGCCTAACTCAACGGAACCGGTTCGTTGGCACGACGTGGCGCAATTATTTAGCATCCACTGCCAGTGTTCGGTGTTGTCACAATGTTTCGCTCTCGCCCAATACACACAACCGGTGTCCTTGTCGGTGTCCGCGCAATTTGGAGGATCACTAAATGAACAATCCACATCTCTCACCGTTTCCCAATCTTCGACTGGACACGTGCCGGCAAGGTTGCGTTTTTGAACTTTTTTGTTTCCAAAGGTACACCTCGTGACGTCCTTCCAGTCTAGATCGACGAGACAACACGGAATCTCCCTTACTTTTTTCTCATGCGATGCACACGTACCCGTCAATGTTCTAACTTGTTTTTGTGAGACAGTGTCTGGGAATTCGGATCCGACGACGCGTCTACACGGACCTTCGTTCGTCCATTCGCCCATCGAACAACAATCTATCTCCTTTTCACCCAATATATCATCCGCACAATCACCGGTCACCGAGCGCGTCTGTTTTTGCTTTCCATTGACACACGCGCCTTCATTCGCCCACTCACCGGTGCGACATGGTTCTGTCGCTGATCGGTTACCAACATTCGTCGAACCGTTCGTCGCGGGTGAAGGAGAAGAACTCGTCTTCGTCGTGCTCCCTGATTTTTTAGACGATTTTTTTGGTCGCAGTTTATCTTTGTATTTGTATGCCACCACGCCCACACCCACGACGACCAAAAAAAGTATAAGAATCAAGATGACACCTAACATTATATTCATTACACATATTAAATTGTCATCGCTATCACTATTATCAAGAGACAAACGAATGACAGAGCCTGGAGACCACCTAACACAAGGAAGTTGTTGGTGTCGTCGTCACCACCTTTTCCACCGCCACCGTTTCCACCTTTACCACCACCGTTTCCACCTTTACCACCACCGTTTCCACCACCTTCTTGCATGCTCTGATTACACTCAAGCGTGATCCCTGAATCGACTAAATGACCCGCGACCGTTGCGTCTTGTATGCACACCTGTAATTTCAAGTCACACACGTCCGATCCCTCGGGACGGAAGATGCTCGAGTTCTTACACACACCGGCTCTACAGTGTTTGCGCTCTTCGAGTTGTTGAAGCACCGTACCGGTCTGTTGATCGGTTGGAATGTCATCCACGAGCTGTTGGTGCTTTTGGTTTACGTCTGTGCAACCGGCGAAATTCGCACCCGCATTTTCTTGGTTACATTTCCCACTGTATGCGTTGTAGCACGCACACCACGGGTCTTTTGGACCCCCGAGGTCGGCGTTGTCGCAGTACGCAGCCGCGACGCGATCGTATATTTCAGACCCGATATTATTTCTCGAACACGTCGCGGTTTTGATTTGGTCTGGATTCTGAGGACAGTAAAGTTGAGCGTTCGATTTCGCCGCGGCTTCGTTGACTTTCGCCATTAAGTGAGAATAGCACGTCTCACCGTTGTTGCCGACGACGTCATTGAGATGTTCCACGTATTCGCAATACCCCTTCGTCTTCGTGTGCTTCGGTGTGTCTTTACCCACGAGGAGTTGATCCCATGGGCTCACCCCGTCCGTCGCACATTGGTCGTTTTGAAGAGAGGCTTGCGCGACGCGAAGGGCGCCCGGTTGCATCAATTTATCACCGGCGTAACATATCTGATCATACCCGTTTCCACTACTTTCTCGTGACTCTGCCTCTACCAATTTCCACTCGCCACCATCTGGACAATATTTGCCCTCGAGATCTGATCTACATTGCTCGAACTGACAGCTTCTATTCCAGCCGTTGTGCTCTGAGTGGGAGGCACACCATTTCATGGTGAACCTGTGGGCACCTGGTGTAGTTCCGTAATTCACCATATCCTACCTCATGATAACAAATTTTTTATCGATTGATGAATTTTACAACCGCGTCCAAATCTTTTTGAGTAATTTTCTTTTCGTCTTTCTCCTCTTTTTCATATCGCTCTCGTCTATACATGACATACATCGTAATGAGCACCGCCACGATGACGAGGATTTGCACCCGTCCAAGTTTCATTTACCTTTGGTTCAGAAATAAATCCTTGTCGGCGGTGCGAGCGGTCTTCCCACCCATGACGAACGAGTAGACCCTGGCTTGCGCCCACGCGTGTTGAGACGCCCCCGGTCGATGCCCGGTTCGCCACGCGGCGAGACCTCTGTTGTACACCTTTCGTAATTTCCACGTCGGCACGCCCGTCGCTCGGGCTATTTGTGGTAAGGTCTTCTTCGCGTCTTTGCCATATTTTTTCTCGAACGCGATCGTGTATTTCGATCGACGCGTGCGCACGCCCTTGTCCGTCGGGAACGGTTTGTAGTCACCGCGCAACATTTTCAAATATCTTCGCTCCACACCCGAGGACGTCTTCAGACCTCTGAAGTATTTGACGGGTGCGTACACGGACCCGTGTTTGCGACGCAAGTTGGCGATGAGTGACTCGAGGTTCATGATAACGGTCATCATTTATTTTCTGGACATCCCCACGGCGATGGCTCCCATGCACACGCACGAGCAGATGACGCACGCGATGAGGTACGTGTCGTCCTTCATGCGGGCGCTTTTCCTCTTGGCGGCGTTTTCGTCTTTCGCCGTCAGGATATCTTGAAGTTTCAGTGCTTCGTCCAAGTCCGGCACGTCACCGGACAGGTACGCCTCCAAATCCTCCTCGTTCCCACCCGAGCCGAGCACGCACTCGCGAACGACGTCTGAATTTTTCATGAGACGAAGGTTAAAATCCTTCCCACACGCGTTGAACGTTTCGGGACACGACGGGCGCGTGGACGGGATGAACATGCCGGTCACGCACATGCGTCGTCGACAGTGATTCAGCGTGTTCAACGTGTCGTACGCGCTCTGTCCGAGCACCGCGTCGTCGGCGAGTGTGGGGTCGAGCGTGGCGTTTCGACACCCCGCGCCGTCGGGTGAATCGCCGCATCGATTATTCACGATGTTATGACATGCGCACCAATTTTCAGTCGGGTTCTCATCGCAGTATATCGTGTTCAACTCGTTGTACACGTCGTCACCCAAAGACGCTTTGGAACATTGCGGCGTCGCCGATTTCGCCGGATTGAGTCGATCTTCGAGCAAACAATATTGTTTGAGCGTCTCACCGTCCATGTCGAAGATGGCGCACGTCGCGTCACCCGTCGCTTCGATCTTGTCATTGAGTCGTTCGACTCTTTTGCCTTCTTTGAGACACCAGTCCGTCGCTTTCTGACTCCACAAATCCGTGAGAGGACCGACGAGGTCTGGTTTGTCCTGTTTGGACATGTTGATCCACCCGCTCAGCTTTCGTAAACCTGCGAGTCCTACGTCTTCGATGTCCATCTTCGCACACGTCATCACAATAGCCATGGCGTTGTCTGGTCGGGTCTCACACTGAAGACTTCCACCGTACTCAACCATTATGATGTTGACTCATATTTTTTTCTGTGTTGAACGTAACTACTACCAGGAGACATGGGAGGATCAAAAAGTCAAACCGTCAAGCAATTTTTCCAGATGGATGCCGTCACGGAAATGACGACCAACCAAGTCACGAAGAATGCCGTGAAAGTCGGGAACGAACAGACCTCCATCAACAAACTCGAGCTCATCATCAAGGGTAACGTGATAGGGTGTCAAATAAAGACCGGGCAGTCGATAAATGCGACGATGACGAGTACGGTGGGTGCCGCGGTGTCCGAAGTCGTCTCCATGGCGAACGATATCATGTCAATGTTGGAACAATCGGCGTCGTCGAACATGGAGATGCTCACGGAGTTAGGATCGTTATCGGACATCATCGGCGATTCCAGTCAAAACATCGAACAGGAGATCAAGACTGCGATACGAACGACCGTGACCCAAAATATCACCACCGAAAACCTCACCGAGGTTTTCAACGAACAAATCAACATCAATCAACAACGATTGGTGTTCGGTGGTAACATCATTTGCCCCGAGGGTAAGGGTGGTTTGGACTTGACTCAGGATATCACCGCACAACTCACCGCGGAGGTCGTCTCCGAATTGCTCACTGAAAAACTTTTGGAAAATAAGGTGGTGAACGACTTGGCGACGAAGGCGGAAGCGGATATCAAACAAGAGAACACCGGCTTCGCCTCGATCTTCGATTCGATCTTCTCGGGTATCGGAGGGATCATCGGTCAGTACGGGAAAATTATCTACGCGTGCGTCGCGTTGTTGTGCGTCGCGTGCATCGGTCTCGTGGTGTTCATGATGTCACCGGCGGGGCAACAGGCGACGAAGAACGCGTCGGCTGTGGCGGCGAAGAAATACGGTTAAAGACACGACCTATATAGTAAGTAGTAATAATGTTACGCACACACGCGGACGGTTTCGAGATTGAAGCGACGCGCGATGTCTACATCGGTGAGATGCGAGAGATCGCGAGTGTGCTCAGCGCGCGCATGGGGACACCCATCGTCCTCGACGACCATCCATTCAAGAGGGAGTTCACGTTCGACTACTTGGAAGAGGTTCGCAAGTACATGAAGTGTTGGGTGGAGTACCCGTTGGACTGGAAGAACAACGCGAGCGTCGTTCCCGAGGGTACGGTGATTTCGACGTTTTTACGCGCGAAGGATGGGTCGAGTCTGTGGACGCGCGAAGAGCTCGAACACTTCTCGGGTGTGTTCGCGGAGTTCGGGTTCGAGATGGTCACCGATTATCCGAGCGACCGTTCGTTGGCCAAATATGTTCGTTGAGTAATTTTCGAGTCACCGCGAACGACACTAAAAACGCCGCGAACTCGATGCACGCGTCGTGGTTAAAGAGTTTCATGTAATCTAAAAGTAATGACGATTTTATCGATCGACGTCGGCATACGCAACCTCGCCATGTGCCTGCTCGACGAATCGTCCAACGCTGTGTTGGAGTGGGACGTGGACGGCATTCCACCCGAACACAAGGATGGAATTTTCCCGTGTCTGCGAGATCACCTCGACGAACGTCCGTGGGTGATCGGCGCCGACACCGTCCTGATCGAAAAGCAACCACCTCGGAACAAACGCATGGTGATGGTCATGCATTTTCTTCATTCCTATTTCGTGATTCGTTCCCCTCGCAGTGAGACCATCATTTACGACGCGAAACACAAGGTACCCGACGTCGTCGGCACGGGTCGAACGCAGTACGTGAAGCGAAAGAAAACCGCGATCGAGCGGTGTCGTCAATTCATCGTCGACACGGACGAGACGAACGGGCGATGGCTTTCGGTGTTCGACAAGACGAAGAAGAAGGACGACATGGCGGACACCGTTTTACAGGCGCTCAGTTTCACGCGCCGCGCGGCGCCGCTTCCGGTGACCAAGGCGAAGACGAAAAAGGTCATCGCGCGCAAGCCCACGGAACAACAGAAGGAGACGAAATATTCAAAGAGTAACTTGGCGTACATCCTGAAGAACGCACCGGCGTGTGAGTGCTTGGAAAACAATAAGCGTTTCATGAAGGATCTTCGGAGATATTACAAATCGATCGACGAACTTCGATCGGACATGAACTAACTAGAGCTTCTTCGGGACACACTTGGGAAGGGATTTCGACAGTTCGTCGCGATCGTGTTCAATCTTCTCACGCAATCCAACACACGCGTGTTCCTCGGGGAGTCGACACAGGTAACAGTACTCTTCCTCGCACAATTTACACTCGAACACGTCGACGATCGGACATCGTTTTTGACAGTTGGCGCATCTCATGATTCTTACGAGTTATTAAAGATTAATGTCTAAGCCATGAGTAAGAACAAAATGCTCACGCTCGCGACGACGACGACCACGATTGTGTTTTCCGCCAAGAAGACGGATCCGTCCAAGAAGCTGAAGAAATTCGGCAAACGTCTGATTCGCGAGCGCCGAAACGACCTCGCGCGCATGGGCGACCGCGTGAAAGAGATCGCGCGCGACGAGGAACGACGCACGAAAGAACTCCTGAAGGAACACCGCGAATTTTTCGAAAAGAAGGAGGTGCCCTCGACCCCCGAAGAAAAAGCTATTGATTTCTTCGAGAAGTGAACGCCCAGAAAAGAGCCGACACCGCGAACGCGGTGGCGAGCGTGGTCTTATCATGGTCTTGTAATTCGAACGCCGTGAGCGCACACAAGGTACTGTATTGCGCGTAACGCACCTCTCGACGCGTTTTCTTCAGCGAGCGCTTCAACCCTGCCCTCGACTTCTCCAAGCCGAGGATAGCGGTGCTCATGTTTTTCACCAGGAGGGGCATCTCCGCGGTGTTTCGTAGGATTTTCGAGACGTCGATGGTCGAAGACACTTGATCCTGTACGATGGGCGTCAGGTACGCGTAGTAATTGAAACCGGTGTCCAGGCGAAGACACTGTCCCTCGACCAGGCTGAACGTCTTCGCCAAGTACACGAACGCGCTGGGGATGATGAACGGTTTTTGTTGCGCCAAATCCATGAGGAGCGGATCGGACATGATCTCGTCCGTGAGATTGCGCACGTCCATGTTTCCGAGATAATTCAAGATGGTGTCGAAGAATATCTCGAGGTCTTCCACGTCCGTGGACGTGGGGATGATGATTTTCAGATCGATCAGCGTCTCGACGATCTTCTTCGTGTCCTTCGTGACGATGTGCGAGAGCAATTCCATGAATCCCTCGCGAAGTCGTTCGTCGATGCCGATGCACAGTCCGAAATCGTAAAACACCAGACGTTTGCCGTCCAGGGACATGCCCAGATTGCCCGGGTGTGGATCGGCGTGAAAGAACCCGTCGGTCATGGTCTGCTTGACGTAACTCGTGATCAGTGCCTCGCAAATCTTCTTCTTGTTCACGGGCGCGGTGTCGAGTTTGATGGAGGGGACGTATTCCATGACTATGATGTCGTCGGTGCAATACTCGTCGTACACCTTCGGGACTTTCACCCACGACGTCTTTAGGAAATTTTTTCGAAATCGTTTGGCGTTCTTCACTTCCAGGTCGTAATCACTCTCCTTCAACAGGTTTTCAATGGACTCGTCGAGCACGTAGCCGTTCCCCGTGCCCGTGTCCACACCGAGACCTTCGAGAAAGTGCACGATGTCTTTCACGTTGTCGGTGTCATTCTTCATGGTTTCATAAATCCCGGGTCTCTTGATCTTGACGACGACGTCTCTCCCGTCGACAAGGGTCGCCCGGTGCACCTGACCGATGCTCGCGGATTTGAATGGGGTGTGAGAAAATTCGGAAAAATGATGAAGAGGTAATTGTGCGGTATCGATCTCGACGGGTGGAACGTCATCCTGTAAACTTTCGAGTTCTTTTACGAATTCCGTCGGGTACAGGTCACCTCGCGTCGAGACGATTTGACCAAGTTTCACAAAAGTTGGTCCGAGATCGAGGAGTTCACCCTTGACCCACTGTCCCAAGTCTTTTTTGTCACGGGTGGTGTAATTTTTGTACAAAAAGTTGGCGGCAAATTTCCATGTTTTAAATTTTTGTTTCACGCGTGGTGGGGTGGTGGTGTTAGATGTCCGACACACGGTCAGCATCTCTTAGATTTCGTTCACAAAAAAAATCGCGTCCACTCGTGTACGTGTATTTTTCTAGTGACATAATAATAGTATGATCACCATCTGCGGCGCCGGACCCACGGGCATGGCGTTGGCGTGGGAACTTTCCAGCGCGGACCGAAAAGTCGTCGTGTACGACAGTAAACCCTCAGCGGGTGGTTCGTGGTGGGAACCGCTCGAAGACGTTCGCGACCTTCACTCACACAGACTCGTGTTCGACCACGCGTACGTCAACTGTCGTCAAATGTTTCGAGAGATGGGTTTGAATTGGGACGCGATCTTTAAGAAGAACGATCAAGACATGTTCACGCCGATCCTTCGACGTTTGAAGACGCGCGATTATTTTTCACTCGTCACCCTGAGCGTTCGCGTGTTGTCCAGACCCGAACATTACAAGACCGTGACCCTGAAGGATGCGCTCGGCACGCTCACGGAGGGTGGTCGACAAGTCCTCTCCACCCTACCGTTCATGATGGACGGTGTGGGGTGGGACACGATGTCCGCGTACGAGTTCGTGAAGAGTTTTGATTACGTCATTCTGTCGAAACAGTCGACCCAAGGACGATCGGGGGCGTACATGTGTGCCGCCATGCAAGACGCCCTGGAGCGTCGAGGCGTCAGGTTCGTCTTCAACACCCGACTGAACGACGTGGCGTACGCGAAAGATTCATTCATCGCGACGTTCAGTAACGGGGACAAAGTGGACGAGGGGACGTTGGTCCTGTGCGTGGACAACAAACCCGCGCTGTCGCTCATCAAGGATAACTGGGTCGGTGCGCGCGAGAAGATTGCGTCGGGCACGTACGAGTGCATCAACGTCTTATTGGATTATCGAAGCGCCCCGCGCGTGAACATGTACGAGTCGGCTTTCGAGAGCGAGTGGAAGATCATCCCGGCTCGATTGGACGACCACACGGTGAGTTGTGTGTTGGTGCACTTGCCACCGAAAATCTTGCGAACACCCCCGCCCGAGTTGTTCAGGCAAGTTCTCGGGCAATTGCATCTCCCCAAACCCGACCGCGTTCGCGTCGGGTGGGGTGCGCAGTGGGACGGCGAGCGTTGGCACCTGTCCCAATCGTCCGGTGTGTTGTCCACCGCCGGGAGCGTCCCTTTCTGGGGGACGTGTTCGAAAGTCGCGCTCGTGGGGATGATGTCGCCGCATCGCACGCCGTTCGCGTCGATCGAGACCTCCGTGGAGATCGCGAGACAGTTCGCCCACGAGACGTTCGGCACCAGACCACCCGTGACCCCACTCCTGGTGACACACGTTTTGTTATTCGCGCTTATAGTTATCGTGCTTTATGCATTGAGGAATGCGGGTAAGCGCGAGCGTGTATGAACCGCTCTACGAACATAACGACCGCCGGTACATGCGTTTCGTCGTCGGAGAATCCGACGCCAAGACGATTCGCGCGAGACAAGACGCGAAGAAGCATCTCATTCGAGGCGATCGCGTCGACGACCCCTTGGACGGTCGGGTATTGCTGGTGAAGGTGCCGTGGCGATACAATCGCCCCATGTGCGCGGTGGAGGGGTTGACCCCGATCAGTGGGATGAACAAGGGCGACCGCGTCGAGTTGGACGTCGAGTTCACCGGGGTGTGGAATGTGAACGCGTACAGTGGGTACACGTGGAAGATGAATGGAATAAAATTCGGGTGTAGTAGTATATGATGAATAACAAGACCAAGCAACGCGTGATGCTCTGGTCGCTGGTGATTCTGTCGGGTGCGATGGTGTACATGTGCATGAATCCGCGCGTGCGCGTGGAACACGTCGAGGTCCCGGTCGAGGTCGAGGTCCCGGTGCCGGTCGTGCACGAGGTGCGTCGCCAGCCGGAATACAGAGACGCGCCCATCAAGAAATACAAACCAGGGCACACACAGGCGATGGGCGTGTTGATCGGTCCGAGCGAAGAGGTGTTACCGTTGTACGGGAAGGAGTCGAGGTACCATCGCGATCGTTATCATTACTACACCGTGAGCGAGGGACAGCAGTTGTATCCGCTGCCGATCACGATTAACGATCGAGAGTGTACCGAAGATTTAGGATGTAACGAGTTGTACGGGGGCGAATCGGTCACGGTCACCGGGAAGACGGGTTCGTACACGACGAAGATTTATCGCACCGATAATTTCTTCTAACCTTCGGCTTTCACGGCGTCTTGGACGGTGTTCTTGATCGACCACATCTGTAAACAACTGCAAATGCAGCACACGAACGCACCGCCCATGGAGAACGGCGTGGGTGGAATACGTCGCCTCAGGAAATTCATCGTGAAGTAGCAGCAAAGTAAAAGTAACACCTGCGCCCCGATCGATTGGGCTTCGTTTGCGTCAATCATGTATTGTTACATAACATTTTAAATTCTAGTCTATGATCGGCTCCACCGTTCGAGTACTTTGACTTCAATTCAAGAAGTTCTCGAATGGTGTCTTCGTCCAACGCCCTGAAAAATTCGCGCTTTTCTTTGAGTTCGTTCATGTTGGATCCACCTTCTTTCATGTGTTGGACCCACGGATACACCGCCTTCCGCAGGGTGTGCACTTCCATCTCCAGATCGGCGAGTCTCGGGAGGACGTGCGTTCGCATCAACTCACCCAACGCATGGACGTCGTGTGTCCACGTCATTACTTCACCATGAAGCTTTTCTTTAGATCTTCGAAGAAGACGTTCAATCGTCCGAGTCTGTACTGCACGAACAACCACAAGAAAAACATGAGCCCCTTGAAAAATTTAGACGCGTCATCTTCCGGCATCTGGTAGATCCCCCCCATCACCTGTCCGAAGAAGGTTTCTTTCTTACTCTTTCCAGTGAGCACCTGTTCGGCAACCGTGAGCGCACACGTGTCGTCGTTCGTCGTCCAGTGCATGAACAGGAACGGAATCATGAGACTGTAGAATTCCAAGGTGCGTTGGTCGTTCGTGAAAGGAAGGATCATGAGCGTGATGAACATGGTGAGATGGATTTGAAATATGATGTTCATCAAGTGCTCTCTGGTACATGGCGGGAAAAAAAATGCGTTAAATGTAAACATGTCCGAAGATATCGAGTCGATACAAAATCGACCGGATTACAAAATTTGGCATCAACAGCAGGAGGTCATCCTCAAGTCGTGGGGTGAGGCAGCCGCGTGTTACAGGTACATTCATTTTCAAGCGTTCTTGACGTACAAGAAAAAATACATGCGCGCGACGCTTCCGGTGATCGTTTTATCGACGCTCACGGGCACGGCAAACTTCGCCATGAGCGATGTTCCAGAAAACTTGAAGCAGACCGCGCAACAAACCATCGGGGCGGCGAACCTCATCGCGGGTCTGATCGCCACCATCAGCACGTTTCTCAAATTATCCGAGAACACCGAGGCACACAAGGCGGCGGCGTTTTTGTTCGGGAAATTCAGTCGTAAAATTCGACTCGAATTGGCGTTACCTCTCAAAGATCGCACGAAGGACGGTTTGGTCATGATCGATGAGTGCAAAGCGGAGTTCGACCGCATGCTCGAACAGCAGCCGGACATTCCAAAAGCCATCCTCGAAGAGTTCGAACGGACGTTCCCGGGGACGAGTCTGTACAAACCGGAGATCCTCGATTTACATCCCATCCGAACGTTCCCGGGTATACGCGAGAATGTGATCATGAAAAAACTTCGCGAATTCACGGATGGGAACGCGCGCGAGAAGAAGAAACTCATGCGGGAGTTGGACGCGATCCGGAGGAGTGGCGAAGGTCTCGTCACCGCCCCGAAGAACACGACCATTCTCAAGCGATCGATCTTCCATCGACAGAAAGAAAAGCTCGAAGAACCGGTGACCCCTTTCCACAGCGACGACGAAGACGACGACGGTGACGAAGATGTGTTGGATGAAATCGTCACGGAAACGTCGACCCCGACAGAGTCGGGACGGACGACCCCAGCTCTCGTAAACGAGACACCTGACTGAGTATGTAGAACAAGAGTACGATGATCAACACATTCACTAACCCCGCGATCGCGACGAATGGAAATATTTTGCGCTTTAAGGGTTTGACCACTAAGTCCTGTAACGCGCCTGACCCGTTCAACAAATCTATTGATTGTTTTAAGAAATCATCTCGCATGGAATCCTTCATTAAATTTGTCGATGAAAAAAAAGTCGACGATGGGACGACGGTCACCACCACCACGTTGCATGATGAAAACATACGAGTCCTCCGCGAGCACGTGCGTCGAGGCAAGAACGTCTTCGTGTGCGGTGCGTCCGGGGTCGGGAAGACGTTCGTCGTGCAGAGAGCTCTGGACGGTCTCCACTCGCTCGAGGTGTTACCCGAGCACTGTCGAAGCAAGAGTAACTTTCTCTTCTTCGTGAAAAACACGGACAAGATTTTAGTGATCGAGGAGTACGACTCGGACGTCCTCTTCAAGTCCTTGGTGGATCGGGTGTCTTCTGGGAACTCCCTGTCCAAGGGATCGTTGGTCATCGTCTCACAAAAATTCTGCATGTACCCAAACTTCGAAACCATGCTGGTGAAGAAACCGACACCCGACGACATTCTCAGAATTTGGCCGGGTCACGAGTCCGCGGCGATCCGGTGTCGTGGGAACATTCGAGATTTCTTGTCGTACGTCGACGGCTACAACGATAAGGATGTGTTTCAGAATTCCAAGGACATCGTCACCGAAATTCTCACGGGCGACAGACACGCGTACGTCAAGGACGGTCTGTGCGAGCACGGACAGTTGATGGACATTTTTCACGAAAACTATCCAGATTCCAAGGGTGTGTGCTTGAACGCGTGCGCTCGCTCGTTCTCGGACGCGGACATTTTCGACCAAGTCATGTATCAGGGTGAGTGGAACATGATGCCGTATTTCGTGAACGCAGCCTTGCGCAAGCCGATGCATCACCTCGGCGAACCGCTCTGTAAAGAAAAAGTGCGCTCTGGGTCGTCGTGGACGAAACACGGCAACGCTCGCATGCGATCACAAAAGGTGAAAACCATATGCGACAGCGCTCGACCGTTGTGGATCGGTGTGGACGAATTGAATCTCCTTCACTTGCACGCGAAGCTTCGACACATGGAGATGTTGCACGCGTACGCCATCGTGCCGTCGAGTTTGGACGTCATGAATCATCTGTGTCTCGTGAATAAATTAAAGCAGAGAGAACTGATGAACATCAAGAAGCAGCTCAAGCATGAACTGGAAGAACGGCAAAGATGATGATGGTGATGAAGAAGAGGAACGTGACATTTGCAAAGTCATTGGAAATTGCATGTATTACTACGGTGAGATATCGCCCGAGAACAACTTGGAGTTCTTGGAGCGGTTCGCCACGCTCGAAACATCGCTCCTGAAGATTGCGGCGGATCTTCGCAATTACGTCCCAGAAATCAAAGTGGAAATCTGCAGTGATGGTGGAGATTTACACTGTGGGTTCGCGCTCATGAACGCTTTACAGGGGTCTCGTGTGCGAGTGATCACGGTCGCCACCGGGGCGTGTTGTAGCGCCGCCACCTTTTTCCTCTTGGGTGGTCACGAGCGACGCATGAAGAAGAACGCGCATCTGTTGATTCACCAGTTATCGACCGGGTATTGGGGTGGTAAGTTTGAAGAGATGCGCGACGAGTTCAAGTCGGCGAAAAAGTTCATGAAGATGATCAAGGAGACGTACAAGCAACACACGGCGCTCACGGATGAGAAACTCAAGCGACTTCTGAGTGGCAGGGACATATATCTCAAACCGTCAAAGTGCCTGAAGTATCGAATTGTCGACGCTCTCGACTGATGTCCAGGTACCTCTTGTACAGAGCGATAGCCACTAGTACGAGAAATATGATACTGAACGTGTTCAAATTCCATTTGATCCCATCATCCGGAACGGTCAGACGTTCCAATCGACCTCTGTTCACGACCGGTGGCGATGCCATCTTACTTCTTACCTGTCATTTTATTCACCGCGTTCACGATGTCGCGTTTCGCCGCCCTCGCGGTGACGTTTTTGCTCACGTTTCCGGTCAACGCCGTGCGCAACTCTCGGAGTTCGTCGGGTTTCAGCACGTTCAGGAATGAAGTGAACTGATTGATTTTCAAATTGACCATGTCTTTTCCGTACACTTGCCTGTCCTTCCAGTGCCTGATATCACGCCGTTGTGTCGGGGTCAGCAAAGCAAAATTCACGCGCGTCGCGCGCACGCCCCCTCCATGCACTGACACGTAGTCTCTGTAGTCTTCGAAGCTGATCATTACTAAGACGCGCGAAAAAAAATCTCGGATGATTGTACCGTGATGAATAATAAAGCTATCATCGCCGGCGTGGTAATTGTCATTGTACTCGTAGTGATCTTCATGTCGACGGGATCGAAACAAAAACAACAACATGAGAAAAACTCCAGCGAGAAAAACTCCACCTCCGTGTCGAAAGATCTCAGAAGCATCAAGTCTCGAATCAATAGCATTGAAAAGTATCGCATGCGTGAATACTATCGCTCAGAGACGAACAACGGTTTGACGATCGCCGGTACGATTCTCGAACAACTGATCGATGTCGCCGCCGCAGTTTTCGAACAACCTCTCGTGCACGAGTTGACGCAAAAATTGTTAAACAAAAAGGAAGACGCCGCTATTTTTGCCGAGTATATCGAACTGTTCGGTGCCGAGCTCGCGAAAAAAATCAAAAAGTATCCTCTACTGAAGTGCAGGACACCGCTCATCGAAGAATGTACGGGTGATGGTGAATATCAAATGTGTACCTTAAAAGAGGACCCGAATGCAGAGAACAAGACTTCCGACTGTAAAGCATACCGACCACGAAAAGATAGCGTGGAAAAGATCGCCGTGGAGATGTTCGAGTTTTACAAAAAAATCGTCACCGATTCCGCCCATCAAAGCAAACTGTACCCACCGATTAAGAACGTCATCATTGACAACTTTAAAATGTACGCCGCCGAGTCCGACATGACGGATGAAGAGATGAACCGGATGAATCAGCGAATCTCAGAATTCCCAGAGGAGAAGGAATTCTGGGAACAGTTAGCGCGACCAAGGAACGAGCGGGAGGACGCCGTGGAGTTTGTGGATTAGAAAAAATGTCAAACACCAGTAATGAATCGTATCGCCATAGATCTCGACGAAGTTCTCGTCCCATTCCTCCGACCACTCGCGCAGTATCACGGGCGACGACTTCCACACTCGAAACACTCCTACGTGTTTCGGGAGATTTTCGAGTGCTCGCACGAACAGGCACAAGAACTCATCTACGACTACTACAAATCGCCGGAATTTCTGTTCGTGAAACCAATCACCGGATCCCAGCGTGCCATGGCGAGGTTTCGTCCTCAAGTCAACAAGATGTACGTCGTCACGGGAAGGCAAGAAGCCGCGCGTGAACAAACCGAGTCATGGATCGAGAGACATTTCCCGGGTATTTTCGATGACGTGATACTCACAAACTCCTACACCGAACACGAAATTTCCAAGGTGGACATCTGTCGAGCACTGTCCATCGGGTGTGTCATCGACGATTCCATCGACACGTGTCGACGGTGTTGGGACAACGACATACTCGCCGTGAATTTCGTCGGGGATGGCGAGCGCGTGTATCCGTGGTGCGAAGAGACCGACAATTCCATGAACGGGTGGAATGACCAGTATTTTAGTCCAGTTAAATATTAAACACACTTTTCAAGTACCCATGCTCGAATACACGAGCGATACCCGAGTGAACATCAGGGTCGGTCAAAACGCGCGCGAGAATGACGACGTGCGCGAAAGCGCCGACCGCGACTGGTGGTGGTTTCACGTCACGAATCACCCCGGAGCACACGTGATCGCATGTGCTCCGGTGTTGGATAGAGAAACGAAAAGAGACGCCGCCGTGCTCGCGGCGCATCACTCCAAAGCACCCAAGACCGAGAAGATGACACGCGTGGACGCGTGTCGAGTGAGCGACGTACACAAACGTCAAGGGGCGCCGCCCGGTCAAGTCGAAGTGGAGAACGCGACCGTCCTGACGGTCTTCATGAACAAAGCGGTGGAAAAGGCTCGACTCGGGAGATTACAAACTACAAATCAATTCGTACACGAATGACCCATCGACGATCTCCTTGAGGAGCAGTTCATTCTTCAATAGTTCGATGTCAGCCCGGTGTTTGGTGACGTACATCAAGGTCTCGTCGTAACACTTTCGCACGAGCTCGTCGATCTCGACGTCGATCATGCGCGCCGTCTCTGGGCTTAAATTTTGATAATCGTAGTAGTGTTCACCGAATCCGAACTGTGTCACCATCGCGCGAGCCAACTCGTACACCCGCGCCAAATCCCCCGACGCGCCGGTACTGATCAACTCCTTCCCGTACACGACCTCCTCCGCCGCGCGTCCACCGAGTGCGACGCGTAACTGCGCGATGTAATAGTCCTTGGTCTGAAGAACACCCGAGTCGTCGTTCTGTGGCTGGAAGAACGTGACCCCACCGGCTTCGCCGCGGGGGACGATGCTCACCTTGCGCACGAAATCGTAGTTGTGTATGGCACCGATGATCGCGTGTCCAGCCTCGTGGTACGCCACCAATTCACGTTTACTCACAGCCATCTTCGTGTCACCCTTCGCCCCGACGACTAAACGTTGATACACGTCTTCCACGATCGCGTCGGTGATCGTGCCGTTCGCATCCCTGACGGCACGAATCGCACACTCGTTCATCATGTTCGCCAAATCAGCGCCACTGAATCCAATCGTCATCTGTGCTATCTTCTTCAGCGACACGGTGTCGTCCAATTTTTTGTCGCGCACGTGCACCTCGAGAATGCGCTCGCGACCATCGATCGATGGGAGGTTCACGTCAATCTTACGGTCGAATCGTCCCGGGCGAAGAAGGGCTTCGTCGAGGATGTCCACGCGATTCGTCGCCGCCAACACCACGATCTGACTCGTGTCGTCGAACCCATCCATCTCACACAACAGTTGGTTCACGGTCTGTTCGCGCTCGTCGTTATTACTGAAACCGTTGGACGATCGGCGCTTCCCGATCGCGTCGATCTCATCGATGAAGACAATACACGGCTGATTTTCACGAGCCAATTCGAACAAATCGCGAACTCGTTTCGCGCCGACGCCGACGAACATCTCCACGAACGAGGATGCGCTTATGTCGATGAACGGAACGTTGGACTCACCCGCGATCGCGCGAGCCAACAGGGTTTTGCCGGTGCCGGGAAGTCCCTTGAGTATGGCACCCTTGGGAATTCGCGCACCAGACCCGGCGAACTTTTCGGGCATCTTGAGGAAATCCACAATCTCCTGGAGTTCAGACTTTGCCTGGTCGATGCCCTCGACGTCCGTGAATCGCGTGGTGACTTGACGGTCGATCGAAAATTCACTCGATGGGAACAGGGACGGCATGCCTCCGCGACCACCGCCGCCAAAAATCCCGAACGATCTCATGGCGATGAACAGGAACGTCAACATGAAGAAAATGTTTAGATTGTCCAACAGGGTGTTCGGTGGAGACGCCATGTCGATGAGGACGTCGGCGTCGTCCTGTTCGGTGAGGACTCTCCAAAATTCTTGATTCGGCACGATCTGGCTGTCTCCGACGAAACCCTCTTTATCAAGGAAAACTGCCACACCGCGGTTGGGTTTGATGATGACCTGTTCATACTGTTTCTTTTTTATTCCACGGACAAACTCCGTGTACGTGGCGTGTCGAGCGGGAGACGGTGGACGCTGCTTTTCAATCTTCACGGGGGGTGCGATTTTGTTCGTTAACATCTTGACTTATTACATGAAACACAAAATTGTTTAGGCGCGTTCGCCCCGGATACGACGAGCGAGTTGCATGTCTTTGGGCATGATGGTGATACGCTTCGCGTGAATGGCGCACAAGTTCGTGTCCTCGAACAGTGACGTCAGGTATGCCTCGGCGGCTTCTTGAAGCGCCAACACGGCGGTCGATTGGAAGCGAACGTCTGAGTGATAATTCGACGCGATCTCCTTGACCAAGCGTTGAAACGGAAGCTTTCGAATCAAAAGATCCGTTGACTTTTGGTACTTGCGTATCTCGCGTATGGCGACGGTACCCGGACGATACCTTTTTGGTTTCTTGACAACACCGGTCTGTGCTTGGGACTTGCGCGCCGCCTTACATGCGAGACTTTTGCGGGGTGCCTTACCTCCCGTGGAGTGTCGTGCGGTCTGTTTCGTGCGCGCCATGGTGTGACGCTGGGTGGGCACCACCCTCACCGAAACCTAGGATGTCATTTTTGAAATTTCAATATTTTTTACACAGTCAAAAACTAAATGCGGAACATTGATTACACGACTTTCTACAATTGTTCAACATGTAATTTGGGTTCGCATCGCATTCACCGGCTACAGCCCAGCCGCGACAGTTGTCATGTGCATCGGTGCAATTAGGGTCATCATCTGGCAAGGGACACGTATTGCACGCCTTTTTACACTTAATAAGCATGTACAATGGATTAGCGTCGCATTCACCGGCATTTGCCCATGCGGTACAATTGGCATTGTCGTTGACACAGTTGGGATCGTCCGACCCACCTGAATCGTTCGACCCACCTGAATCGTCCGACCCACCTGAATCGTTCGACCCACCTGAATCGTTCGACCCACCTGAATCGTTCGACCCACCCGAATCGTTCGACCCACCTGAATCGTTCGACCCACCCGAATCGTTCGACCCACCTGAATCGTTCGACCCACCTGAATCGTTCGACCCACCTGAATCGTTCGACCCACCTGAATCGTTCGACCCACCTGAATCGTTCGACCCACCCGATCCACCCGATCCACCCGATCTACCCGATGCACCCTGTGACGGTGACGGTGACGGTGACGGTGACGGTGACGGACCATTACTCATGACGAACACCCCGACGCCTATACACAACGCCAAAACGACACACAAAACAAGTACCCCAAGAATCAAAAATTTGGATGAATTATTCTTGTTTCCGTTTGCCATATATATATTCTTGAAAATATTTCGAGATGCGTACTTGTTTATTTATGGACGGCACATCACACCTTATTTTTAACTTTGTGGACTTAGGAACCCAAATTTCACCACTGGGTGCTTCCGCACCCGTTACATTGTCATAGTAAAATCCCATTTGGTGAGTTTGGTACCATCACTCTGACAAAATTTCACTAGGTTACTTCCAATATTTTCATTTATATTAAAATCGGTATCATCAACAGAATAAGAACCTTCCATACTCACATTATAAACATGCATACTACCAATTGGTCGATCCCCATCTGACGTGTCACCCTTTAATCCAAAAGCAGCACCTGCAATTTTATTATCGAAAAGGCCAGTATATACTGTTTCGCCACTACCAAAACAACCCTCGTATGCCCTGTATCCATATCTGCTTTCTTCTGGATCAATTTCCTCAATGATAGCGGGTTTGTATGATGACCCGCCCGATCCACCCGATCCACCCGATCCACCCGATCCACCCGATCCACCCGATCCACCCGATCCACCCGATCCACCCGATCCACCCCGTGACGGTGACGGTGACGGTGCTGGTGCTGGTGCCGGTGCTGGAGACGGACCATTACTCATGACGAACATCCCGACGCCTAGACACAACGCCAAAATGACACACAAAACAAGTACCCCAAGAATCAAAAATTTGGATGAATTATTCTTGTTTCCGTTTGCCATATATATATTCTTGAAAATATTTCGAGATGCGTACTTGTTTACTTATGGACGGCACACCACACCTTATTTTTAACTTTGTGGTAAGACTCCACAGTCGCATCAAAATCCTGTATTTTGTCGATCGACTGCAGCCACCAATAGGTACCGAATACATCATCTTTCGTGGAGTCCCCACTTTGTCCCACATATTTCCCACATTCCGCCCCATAATCGTAGTCTATACTTTTTACACCATATGCAGTCTTCATTATCTTACTGATTCGCTGTCCATTTTTGTATGGACACGCTGCCCCACCGACACCCTCTGGAGATGTGACGTCGTACCTGGTCGTCGCCCATTTCCTTCTATAAGATCCTCCGAAAGTCTTTGAATACCCATCTTGTACAACGGGTTTGAATTCGCCTTCACAATCTTCACATTCTATATCGCACGTTCTGGTTTCTCCCCTCATCGGACACACCGCACCACCATGCTTGGGTTCAGTCACAACCTTTATTTTTTTATATTGTTCACCTACACCGCTTCCACACGCAGGAATATTACTGGACTGTCTTCGCGACGCAGGTAACGACCAGTATATAGACGCACATGGCGTGAACTCCTCACTCTCCGTGTACACACAATCTACGGGAGCTGGAGCTGGAGCCGGCACCGGAGATGGAGATGGAGATGGAGATGGAGATGGAGATGGAGATGGAGATGGAGATGGAGATGGAGATGGAGATGGAG